CGACACAAAGCTTCTTGAGCTTGATCAGAACTTTGCTGCTTACTTGGGCGATGTTCTTGCGCAGATCTCTGCACTCGGGACTGTGCTAGACACTCATGTCGCAGACTACAGCCAGCAGTTTGCAATTCTTGCCACCAATTACGATGATCACGAAGATGACATTACGTCAAAACTGGCGACCATTCAGCCAAACGTCCAAACGTATGTTGATGCTGTCGCTGCGATACTTACTCTTTTAGAATCTGATTACACGGACGTTGAAACTGACCTGAACGCAATTAAGGACGGATCAGGTAGTTTGGTCACCCAGTTCGTCGGCGACTACGATGCAATCTTGTCGTTCCTTCAGGCTGACTATGATTCGCACGCCTCGGTTGCTCGTTCGTTCCTTACTAACCTTGGCTCAACCGAGTTGTCCAGGATCAACGAGCAGTTCAATGCAAACCTGTCAGCTCAAATGCAGATGCTGGTAAGTAAGGGTTTGTCGATGTCGACATTGCCTGTTGACTTCACGGCTCGTAGCCAAAGAGACCGAGATGAAAACATTCAGTCGCTCAACGATCGTTTGAACCGCGAGAAGCTAGACAACCAACACAAGCTGTACGAGCAGCAAGTGTCTACCAGGGCTCGAAGGCTTGATGGCGAAGATAAGATGCATGGCGTAAGGCAAGAGGTCTTGCGATACCAAGCTTCGTTAATAAGCAATACCTTCGGGCTGCTAAACGATGCTCGCAACAGGATCTTGGCAGGTAAGCAAGCCATCTTTACTGCTAACGATGCCAATTTGAAGTACGGGATCGAAATCAGCTCGAATCTTTACGCTAAGCTTCAAGAGATCAGGCAAAGGACAATCGATTCGGTCGATCGTGTTTATCAGCTTCGTGATGTCTTTGCTAAATGGAAGGAAGGCGAGACGGTCAAGCGGTACGAGCAACTTCAGCAGATCGAGTCTCAGTTCCTTGAAAGTATTCAGCGGCAGCTAGCAGCGAAGCAAGATGTTACCAAGACCGAGATGGGCGAGAAGAACAATCTTCTTTCGCAACTACAAAGTGCTCTCAATGCCCTTGTGTCAGGAAAGGAAAGGTATGCAGCGATGTTGATGCAAAACGCCAACACGCTAGCTGAGCACAAGCACAGAGCCATTGCAGAGATGCTGAGCACCTCGATTAAGAGGCTGGATGTTTGGAAGGAAGTTGCTGACCAAGAGCGAGTCTTGATGGCGTACCATTTGGATGAGCGCAATAAGCTCCTAATGGCAGTGTATGGCTTTGTTGAACGCCGTGATGACATTGGGCCAGAATGGGGCGAGATGACAAAGATGCTTGCTGGTCTGGGAGATAGTGCTGGAGGCTGGTTAACCCCATAAGAAAATGACATTTAGACCAAGACGCAGGCCAACGCCAGGGTTTGGAATACCACCACCGTTCAATCCGATTAGCGGTGAACAGAAGAATCTTGAAATCCCTGGCATTTTTCCGTACTGCTCGATGATGCAGGTGGCGTACGAGGACAAATATGGCGATTACGTGATGTGTCGTGGCTTTGACACGCGGATCCTTAAATTCATTGACTTCAAAGATGGGGATCCTGATAAGCCAGGGATTGCCGTAGCAAAGCCATTTGGTGATCGCGGTATACAGGCTGATGGTTACGTGACTCGTAAATACCGCAAGGGCGAGATCTTCCCAGCGTTCCTTACGACGCAAGGTGCAGCTGACGATCGCGTTTCGGACTATGTCCCCCCATCTCCGGTTGCAGTGAAGTGGCGAGTTGGGCAGAACCCAGGTTATGTTGTTGGTGGCAATGTATTTGGTGGCCACCCATCAGAATTAACCAATGAGGTTAAAGTGCTAAAAGATCACAATGACAAAGTGATCAACTGGATGTTGATCCACGCCGATACCGACAAGCACTTTCGGTTTCAATCTCAGGCAACTCTTTCGGGGGAGTCTGTGAACGCATGTATTAGGCAGATGTCAGGAACTGAGCCGCACGTTGCTCCTATTTATGATCCGCAAGGGATGTTTAACGGAATGCCGTCTGGCACAAAAGGGCTGGTGTTCTTTCAAGGTGGACGATATTACATCGTTCAGGCCAAGTGTGATCCTGACGAACTAATAGCTTGTGAGGACGAGTAGTATGGGTTGGTGGAATTGTTGTTGCGAAAAAAGTTGTGTGTTAGGTAGCGATGACTTCAATCGCGCTAATTCCAATCCACCTTCTGGTTCGTGGTATGAGATCAGTGGAGACTGGTCAATTACCAGCAACAAACTAATCGATAACGGAACTCCTGGAAAGCTTGCCACCACAATCTGCCATCCAGCCCTGTACGACAAAGGAAGCTGGAGGGCTGATTTTGATTTGGTTGAATGTCGTACTAGAAGCACATTCGTGGTGGGCGCTGGTGACCCAAACTCGTCAATGTACCGAGTGACTTTTTCCTTTGCTGACATGGATACAGCTACAGCGACAATCACAGTGACAATCGAAGGAGATGAGACGATTGGGGCAGTTTATAACTGGCCGGGTGGCTACGCTTCTTCTGACCTTGTGTCAGTGTTTGTCTGTTACGAGCCAGGAGGGGCGTTACGAGGTTTCGTGAAGGGAGCTGGCGTTCCAGTTTATGCATGCGTAGGTAGTGCTGTTGGATCCCATTGCTTCTCGGTAGCTGGTAACGCGGTTGGCGGCTTCTTCTTTGTTCAAGGCGCTTTTGACAACTGGTCGTACGAAGTAACCGCAATCGATAACTTAGATTGTCCTGCGTGTGGGTGCCTGTGTTTGAAAGCTTACTACCCAACCGACAAATACGAGCCTTTGGAATACAGTTGCTTCCCTGATCACCTCAAAGCTATCTTCCAGCTTGTAACACCACCAGTGTATGGATTAACGTGTTACATTACAGATTTCGAGGTTGACTTGTTTGCCGACACGAATCGAAATCGATGGATTTCTGCCATACAAACGGTCTGCCCTGGCTATACTTGGCAATTGTTGGCACGGTGCGTGTACTACGAAGACCCAGTAACTGGATTGCGATGGCGAACGATAACGCTAGAGGTTCTTTCAGCGACTGTTGGAACTGACATTGAGGAAATGTTTTTTTGGGCCGACTTGAATTTGGCGATTGGCGACACTACAGAGATCAAGTGGCCTGACTTCGACTTATCAACGTGCGAGCCGCTTAGTCTTGTCTATAAGTCACTTGTTCCGTACATCACTGCAACCAGTTGTTATCCCTCTGGTGGGTGGAAAGTTTTTTGTTGCGATCCTGATTTATGCGGCGTTCCTGCTCCACAGATTAAGTGGCACGTAAATGTGGTGCCAGGATGACAATAACCCAATGTGAATGCACACTAGCTGGACATTGCAAGCGACATGATGTCAGTAAGTCACAGCACCACGTTAAGCTATGCCAAGAGCGTCCTGAGTTTTTTCACGCCTGGGAGCAAGGTCGAGGCCCAGGACAGCGATGGAGCAAGTCGGATAAAGATGCTCGCAGTAACATCGACGCCACCAAGGTTATGGTTAACAGTGAGCTTGCTGAGGCTGGAAGAAAATGCTGGGAGGCACTTTTCTGTGGCGTATTCACGCTTTCCGACCTGGAAGCGTGGGAAAAGACGATCCCCAAGTTCGGTTGTGATTGCACCAGTTTTTACAAAGCATGGAAGGTGTCTAATCCAGTTACTCCAGACGTTGTTGATGAAGTTGATTTCGCATGGAAATATCGACTGAAGAAAGCGGTGAATGAAAAGCTTGGGCAGGTCAATGTTTCGATGGAAGACGCTGCCAGAGAGCGAATGACGGTCGATCGCGTTTCTGCTTATTGGCATTCAACAGGCATGCTGCCACCACTTAAGACCTATCTAAATAATGTCGGGTGGCGTCAACAGCACATCACCCCAACGAAGTCCAGGTGTGTGCTTGTGCTTGCTCCAGATGACTGGACAAAGTCGCAGCTAGAGATAACGCGAAAGGGCTTTCAGAGATACGCAGAGAAGTGTGACGCAGATTACGTCGAGCTTACAACTGATGCCTATCCTGCTTGGCCTATGTTTAACAAGCTCATTCAAGTTCCTTGGGTTACTGGTCATTACTCTCGAACATTCTATTTTGATTGTGATATTGTGGTCAAATCAAACATGCCAGACTTGTTTGATGAGCTAGCAATCGATCATTACATGGTGCAAGATGAATTGCCGACCATCAAGAAACTAAATTACGATGGACACTACTTTCGTCAATTTGGAGACTTGCGTTCAATTAGCAAAGTTCCGAACGGGGGTGTTCTTGGTTTACCGCGACATGCAGCCGCTTATGCAATACCCAATAAGTCAACTGTAGAGGATTGGTGTATCGATCAATTTGTTCTTGCGACTCAGTTGCCAGAACGTGAGACGATTTGGATGGACGACCGTTACAACTGGGGGTGGATTCGAGATGACTGGCAACAAGGGCTAGACAACGCCTATGCAATCCATTTGAACGGCTGTTTAGATCGAGAATTGCGGATGAAGTGGTTGCGCGAGCTAACGGAGAAGTACCAATGATATTCTTTCTGTTAGCCTCTATCGCACAATCGTTTGCCCGAGCAGAGCACGTTGACATGCTCGAGCTGAATCACCATTACGACATGCGAGGATGCCATATCTTCGATCAGATGATCGTCTGGCGACAAAACCCCGCCACATTGCGATTTGAGGTGGGCTATTGGACCCTGTGCGACATTCAGGACAAATATCCAGTTAGAGGCTACAATGGCCTGTATCGAGCGGTATGGAGCGATTCCGGCAAGCGGATAGGTGTCTTTTCAAGGCAGTTCCGAGAGAGCTGGACACAAGTTGACCCTGAAAGAGCTGACCAACGAAAACTGCACGTTGACGATCGAATTAGACTTTCCTCTGAGTCGGATCAGAAAGCACTACAAGAAAGATCCAAGGAGTAGGCCCACATGCCAATCAGATTAAAATACGACGTTGTTGGGGTTCCTCTTAGTGAGGCTGGTGTTAGCCCTGCAAAGCGTAAGTTCGGCCAGGAGCTCATAGCTCAGCAGCGGAAGTATGACTTCGACACCAAGCAGTTACAGCAAAAGCAGTACAACGACAACCTGAACGCCAATCGAGATTTTGCTCGCGATCTGCAGATGGACCAGAACAAGAGGCAATTCGAAGGAGACGCCGAGAAGGCACGGCGAGCAACCGCTCTGGCGGATCGAGATGAACAACGAGGTTACAACAAGTCAGAGAAACTTGAAGATCGCGATTGGCGGGCGGCTGAGCAGGAGAAGATTGCACAGCGACAGGCAGAGAAGGAGGCTAAGATGGCCGAAAGAGCTGACATTCGGGATGGTATTGAGAATGGTGAATTTGGCGATGCAAATAGCCCAACTGTTCGAAGGCTAAAAGAACTTGAGCTTGCAGAAATGAATGCGAGGGCTGGCAAGACAAAAGACGGCAGGATTGATCCGGCTCAACAAGCCGAAGCTCTCCAAAAGATTGAAGCAGAACGGGCTGGCTTAGTTCAGAACAGGCTACCACGCAAAGCTCCTCCATCAGCCGATGCTCAGATTAAATCAAGAACCAGCAGTGACGGAAGGCAGCGCGTACAACCAGGAGGAAAGATCGAGGATGTTCCACCGCCACCACAGCAAGGTCCAATACCTTCTTGGGAAGGGTTCAGAAAAGATCCGAAGGAGCAGGCAAGATACCAAGAGCAAGCAAGAAATGAGCTGACAGAAAATGGCAAAAACCCTGCGGGGTCTAGCGACCCAAGAGCCGTCAACAGGAGAGCAGCCGAGCTTTGGGATATTGATGAAGAGGCACGCCAAGCTCCTCCTCAAGCAGTAACGCCAGAACCCAGCCCTCCTGGACCTCGAGGGTATTTTAATCCAGCAAACGTTGTAAAACCGCCCATGACTGGCGCTCCAAGCAGAGCCAGCCTTCTTGCAGTACAAAGTGATGCCAGTGCTAACGCTGACGCAGCTTGGATGTATGGGAATAATCCAGCTCCAGCCCCATCAGCCTCGGAAGCCGATGCCGCTGCCGCAGCAATGTACGGAAACCCAGAATCTAGCGCCAATGCCGCTGCCGCAGCAATGTACGGTGCTCCTCCTGTAGCAACTTCTCCTGCTGCCTCCGCCCAATCAACTCCAGCCCAGGAAGAGCTGATGGATGCAGATAGTGTTAAATGGAGTCAACAACCTATAGGGACACGGCTTCGGAGAAAAGACGGCACGATAGTTGTTAAAAACAGAAGGAATGGATGGAACATAGAGCAACCTGTCGCTGCTGGGCAGGCTGCACCTCCAGTAGCGAGCCAGCCTGAAGATCCAGCTGCCGCTAATGCTGCAGCTGCTTCCATGTACGGTTCGGCTCCTGCTGCTGCAGCAACAGGACAGCCTGCTGCTGCTCAACCAGCAGTACCACAAACGCCAGTAACATCCACCAACTCCTATTATCAAAACCAACCAGCACCTCAAGTCCAAGAGAAGCCACAAGTTCCAGTAACGGCTACTAATTCCTACTACCAAAACCAACCTGCTGCGACACCATCGCCGCAAGCCGCGTCCGCTAATTCGAACTACCAAAACCAACTAGCAGCTGCAGCCGCAGCAGCCAGTTGGCAAGGAGCAAAAAATCAGCCTACTGCCAACACAGAGGCGGAGTCGTTTCTTAACAGGTCACCTGTAACTAACAGAAATGATCCTAAGCAAGTTGCTGCAACACAACAAGCAAGATTATTCCTTGCTAATCAAAGCAAGCAATCTAAGGCATCTGCTCTCGAGACGAAAAACTTTTGGGACGCTAAGGTTGCAGGAGCTGGGAATAAAGTTGAAAAAAATGAATACACTGCTATCAAAAACTTTGTAACTAAAAACCAATCGCCAGCTGTGCAGAATGCCATTATGAAAGGCTATGACCCTGCTGCGTCATTGGAGGAAAAGCAAGAAGCAATGAGGTTCCTTCTTGATAACGGTATAGATCTGGAAGAAATTACTAAAAAGCAACGTGTAGCTTCTTCTGCGCGTGGCTCAGCTCGTTCAGCGTTCGATCGCGACTTTCCTCGTGGCCCTAAGTATTAAGGTATTGCAATGAGTGACTTTCTTGAAATGTTCAAAGCAGAGAAGGCCAAGAGAACTGCTGAAAAGGCGAAGGAGAACTCCGCAAATCGCAGTGAGCTCGAGAGAGGCTGGGATCGTGGTGTTGCTGGCATGAAGTCCAGTTTTGCTGGCGCTGGGGCTATAGGTTCGACTCTGCTCGGAGACGAGGAAGGAGCACAGCAGTATATTGACTCGTACCAAGAATACGAACGACAAGCTTCAGAAAACCCAGCCACTGTGGATAAGTTTTTTTCAACTGATCCAAAAAGTGGTGCTTTTGGAAGCGTTAGTAATTTTGCAGGATACACAGGAGGCTTAATAGGTTCTACGGGACCGTCGTTAATAGAGTCGGCGGGGGCGTCGATTGGCGGAGCGATGATAGGAGGAGCACTTGTTCCTGCGCCAGATCCAGCAGACGTTGCCACAGTACCGATTGGTGCAGCTGCAGGCTTCTTTGGCAAGAAGTATGTCAAGAAGCTTATCGCTGACAAAGTAGAGCAATACGTTAAGGACGGTATTGCTAAAGATGCTGCCGAAAGAATGGCAAATCAAGCTGTCAAAAAAAATCTTGCTGCGAAAGCTGGAGCTGGACTTGCAAGCTCGCAGGCCACAGCTGTGCCAGCAAGTGGACAAATGTACGGGAAGGGAAGGAAAGATGGATATGACAATCCTTATAGTGCTTTAGCTCTTGGTCAGTTGTCCGGTCTTTCGGAAGCTGTGCTTGGTTCTGTTCCTGGAGCTGTTATGAGCTTTATCGGTAAATCTGCCGCTAAAGACGTTGCAAAGGAATTTGGGTTAAAGGAAGCTGCTGGTTACGTTTACGATTTAGTGACGGCTGCTCCTAAGGCGGGTGCAAAAGAAGGTATTCAAGAAGCCTTTCAAGCTTCTCTTGAAAGTGTCAACGAAACTATCAATGATCCCAAGAAGAAGTTGTTCACTCGCGAGAACTTCATGAACTGGGCGGAAGCTTTTGCTGGCGGTGCTTTTATTGGTGGTTTGATTGGTAGTGGATCAACAACATACAAAGCCGCGAGCGATACTAAGTCTGCAATACAGGCTAGGCGAGCTCAGTTAGAAAAAGCTCGCACTAAGGGATGGGTTTCAAAACCTGAGGCTGCTGAACTGGGTATTGCTGGCGAGAACCGCCCAGACCGTAAGGCTGATCTTGAAAGACAACTGGAAGAAGTAAAGGCAGCTGAAGCGCAAGCAATTGCAGCCGAGGAGGAAGCGAAGGCTGCAGAAGAACAAGGAGAGACTCCTCCTGGCTTATTGGTTGGTCGAGGACGATCAGGTGGCGGTGTTAGCCAATCACCACCTTCTTTGCCGCCACAAGCTACACCTCCTGCTGTAGTGGCCCCCACGACAGACCAACAAGTACCTCCAACCACCCCACCCGCGACTCTTCCTTCGCAACCGCAGCAACTCCAGCAGCAACCACAAGTACAACCTGACGATATTTTATCAAGAGACCCGACAGATGGAGATATGACGCCTGAGGAGTACGAAGCTTGGAAGCGTGCAAAGGCAGCTAGGGATGCGGCCTCTCAGTCACAATCACCGCAACAGCAGCCTCCTGTACCACCAGCGGTTACACCAACTGCACCACCAACTGCACCACCAGTACCTCCATCAGGCATGACACCTGAAGAACAAGAGGCGTTTGAGAGGGCAAGTGTAGATGAAGAACAGTCTGCTGCTCAGTCGCAAACGCCACCACCACCGACTGCTGAAACGCCCCCATCTGCGCCACGCAAGGAGCGTTCTGTACGAAAGGACCGGCTAGTCGCTTCGCCTGAATCGGAGCCCGCTCCTTCAGCAACGTCGCAAAGAAGCCAGCCGGAATCCGAGCAGGCTGCTGTTGCTGAAACACCAGAAGCTGAGCAAGTATCTGATACTACGCCTCCGTCGTCGTCTAGCCGAGCGGCTGCACCACAAGATCCTTCGCGACCTACAACCCAAAGCGAAGAGTCGACTGAGACACCCGCAACTTCCTATGAGCCATCAGAAGCCGAGATAACAGATGAGCTTACGAAAAGATTCGCTGGGAAGGTGGAACGCCCAGGAGTTCCTTTGCATGGCGTGCAAAGGGGTGTCGCTCGCCGAAGCGTGATAGGCAAGAAGTACGTGAGTGAAGGATTAGCTGACCTGGAAAAGGAAATGACGGGCGCTGGTTTCAATGAGGGTAGCACGGTCGCAATGATTCAAGGGTTGGCCGACCCTTGGACAATGAATCCAGAAGGCAATGTGGACGAAAAGACAGGAAAGGCCATCCCAGGAGGCTTGCAAGACGAATCAGGCCGTTCTTTAGAAACAGGTGTGAAGCTCGGCGAGAAGCTGTGGAATCAGCATTTCTCAGAGATGGAAGCACTTGGGATAGGGACAAAGATTGACGCCAACACCAAGCAATCTGTTCTGAACAAAGCTTGGGCATCAAAGGGTAAGCAAGGGTTGGTTCGTATCGGAAAGATGCAGGGCGGAAAGTTTGTTGAGGATAAAGAGAGGACTGCAAAAGCCAGGAAGGTAATCGAGGACGCATTCCGATTTAGCCACGGAAAACCACTCGAGACATCGAAGCAAGCACCAAGCAAGCCCACAACACCATCGAAGCCATCCAGACCTGCTGTTACGCCTGTGGCATCATCTGTAGTAGCTCCAGTGACAAGCACACCTGTAGCATTGCCAGCTGATCCTGTGGGAAAAACTACTACTTCTTCCCCACAAGCATCGCCACCACCGCTTCCAAAGACTGCCACGCCACCACCTCTGCCATCCAACCAGGGAACCCGATCGCCGATCGATCCTGCGTCTATTCCGGCACCTGTCTCTCGCGTGCAGCTTGATGCAGTCCCTGAGAACGAGATCTATTCTCGAAAGGGCAGTGACGACAAAGTTCGTTACCTTGTCAAGGATAGCGAAGGCATGGACTCGATATACGACACTATCGAGGAAGCACAGGAAGAGTCAGAGCGAAAGAAGAGCACTAAGGCCGAAAGCAAGGCCAAGCAAGAACCAAAGTCTTCTGGCGCGGTGTCAGAAGAGTCTCAACGTGACGAGGAGGCGAAAGATGCTCCAAAGACCAAGAAGGGAGGTGATTCTAATGAAGTCCAAGCCAAAGAGCGGCAGCAAGGGCAAACCAATGCCGATGCCGATGCCAAAGCCGAAGCCGAAGGGCAAGTAGGTGATAAGGGAGCCCAGGCGGCGGATAAAACTCCGTCGCCTGGATCTTCTTCTGTTGACAGTACCAAAACCCCAAGTACAAGCGAACCAAAAGCTCCACCGAAGCGATTGTCTGAGTGGGAACAGGGTGTGATGGAACTGCTTAATACCATCACCGCGTTCAAGGGTGCGTCGTTTGAATTGAGCGAGGCCGATCAGACGGTCAAGGTCACTCGACCAGACGGGCTTTCAACAAAAATCCATTTTGGTGCTGACGAGTTGCTAGATAGAATTGCTAAGCGAAGAGGCGAACCGCAATGGAATGGTGCGTACATCTTCAAGAGCGGACGGCCTGAAGACGGGAACATTTACCTTCGATCAGATACAGACCACACCTACGTTCTTAACCACGAGGTTGTGCATTGGCTCGAAGACGCTGGTATCATCACGCCAGCAGAAGTTAAGAAGTATGGTGGTCGAGAAGGACTCGCTGAAGCTTATGGTGAATGGGCAGCAACTAGAGCAAGACCTGAGAACACGCTGTTTGAGAAGATCTATGACTTCTTTGAGCAGATCTTTGACCTTGACGCAAGGTTTTTCAAGAAGCTGAACGAAAGGGTCGACTCGACCAAGGGCGAAGCTAAAGCACCGACGCAAAAAACAACGTCTACCAAGGTAGACAAAAAGACTCCCGCTCCTGATGTTGACGCTAAGAGCGAAACCAAGGCGGAAACTGCCAAGCAGACTGCTGCTAAGGATCTTTTTGATGGCTACGACTTACCTCGGCTGCAAGAGCTTGTTAGCCGTCTAGGCGAGGCAGGCGTCGATATAAAAGCAACCGACCGAGATGGCATCATAAAAGAGCTTGTCGGGATGCCTAAGGTTATGGCTCTCCTGGAACAGCGATTGCCCAAGCCAAAGCCTAAAGCAAAGTCCAAGCCACCTAAGTCGCCAACACAGCGACCAAAGCCCGCACCGGCAGGGTACGTTCCGCAACAAATTGGTGATGCGACTGTGGTGGAACCAGAAACCAAAGTTGAAAAGCAACAGGAAAAGATCCTGAATGACATGGGTGTCACCCTTAGGGTTTTTGTTGGCGGCAGTAGAAATATCCCTGGTTATTACGATGGCACGAATAATACGATTTGGCTTAATCGTGCCTACATAGCTTTTATGGATGAAAAATGGAAAAGAGAGGGAAAGCCAGATAATTCAATGGCATGGGGGCTCTTCATGCACGAGGGGCTCCACGCGATCCGTGACAAATACCCAAAGACCTGGAAGAAGCTTTACGAATGGGTTAATGCTCGCGACGAGGCTGGTTTGATAGAGGCTGGAGAAAATTACGTCTCGGACTTTACGAGTGTTCGTGATGAAGGCGGACCAGAAGCAGCTTTCGCTGATCAGTACCTAGAAAGGCTAAAAATCGACGAAGCTTTAATGCAGGACGAGCAGCTATCAAGATACATAGAGGATAGGGCCGGTACATTTGAATTTTGGAACGAACTCGGTAAGAGCGAGCCAGGGATCTTAGCAAAGATCGGTCAGTGGTTTCGCAAAGCATTGCGGTTTGCTGAGCCCAGCACGACTGATCCAGACACGCTAGCTGGTCAAGTGCGACTTGCTATCGAGTCTGCGATGAAGGAGAACGGAATTGAAACTTCAGGCAGTCGTGCATCGCCAGCAAGGACAGACTCATCATCCGTAAAAAAGAAAAAGAGCAGTTCTGGAGTTGAAAATGAGCGTAAGGCTCGCACATTAGACGAAGTGCGATCTCGCGTGGCAAAAGACTACGATCTAACAGTATCCTCTGAGCCAATACAGATGATCGATGGGCGGTCGTTCTCTTCGCTTGATCCTGACGTAGTAGGCACTGGCTTGCTTGTTCAAGATGCAGATGCTGCCATGCAACGCATGATGACTGAGTCGTTGCAGGAAGCTGGGGTTCCTGAAGAAATCGCATCAACTGTAAAAGCGCCTTCTAGTGCAGAAGTGGATTACGCATTTCGTCTAACGGATGGTTCTCGCTACTGGTATGAGTTGTCTGCTACAGGTTTTGTAAAAGACTTTTTTGGCTTAAGCCGCAAGCTGACAGAACGCTTAATTGACATTGTTGCCGGAACCTCTGGAGGGCAGAAGCCAACAGACAACTTAAGAGTTGCTGTGGCATCTATGGCTCAAGACATGCAAGGCAGGCCAGTATCCGTTGGAACTAGAGATGAATCGTCGCTAACTGCTGCTCTTTCTCCTGCTATGCTAGAGACCCACAAGTTTGGGAACTTTTCTGATACTATGCAGGTGCTCGGCGGATTGCGTCCTGGCGTCAAGCCATTGCCAACAATCGACTTGCAAATGGCTAAGGTGTTTGGTGTTCAGCATGCTGCAATCGCCAGTGATCCTCGCATGTATGAGGCAATGTCACGCTTCTTGATCAAACTACGAGACGCACAGAACGCCATGCTTAAAAATGGTGAGCAGCCGTATGAGTCTTGGCAGATTCAGGCTCTGCTTTGGGTTGCCCAGCGTGACACCAGCGATCCTGACTCCTTTAATATCGGGATGCCTAAAATAGTTGCTCAGCTAAAAAAAGCTGGAATCCCAACACCAGGAGGAAAAATCACTGAAGAGACATTGATGGATCCACGCACGTCTGATGTGCTTGCTCCAACGTCAAAAATTATTCCCGAGTCGTATACTGCTACGATAGGGACGTGGAACAACCTGACAAAAGTTGGCAAGGAGTCTGCTGAAGTTCTTGAGGAACTAAAGGCAATTGACGCTCCGTGGGCCAGAAAAATGGTTGATGAGTTTGAGAAGATTCAGCGGCGTACCATGCGTGCTTTTGGTAATCGTCGTCCGCCAAAGCCAGGGAATAAAACACGCCAGAAAAGCGTGGCTTCTTGGTTATTATCCGTAATCATGAACAAGTCTCCAAACTCGCACGAGCTGTCGCGGGTTGACACAGACGCATGGGGCACGTTTGAGGGTGCTGCCAGTCCTAACATCAGGTTCCCGCTCAATCTGGGTGCTGTTGGCGACACCGAGGAGGGTGGTGGAACCAAGCGATACGTGCCAACAAAAGATCATCGAGAGCAGTTCTTGTCTGTCTTGGGAAAATACCTCAAGCAGGAATCGCAAGCTGCGAGTCAGTTTATTCCGGCCGATCTCGGATCGCATGATACGTTCTCTATTCTTGTCCGGCGGTATGACAAGGTTGGTATCACCGAGTCCGAATTGGAGGAGATTAGTGACGGCCTTGGTCGCCCTATCAGCTATAAGCAAGTACCCAACGGATGGCAGCTGGACATCAACATAAGAGGATTTGATAAGACGGAGGGGCAAAAGGCGGAGAGTAGTGATGTGCAACGCATCCACGATGTAATGCAAAAATTCGCTTTGAAAGGGGCAGTTAGATACGATGTCCTTCCAAGATTGTACGAATCTAGCTACATTAAAAAGTCTGATTACAACAAACACATAAGGAACCTAGAGAATGAAATTCGGAAAAATTCTGACACCGGAGGAAGCGGAGAGGCTTTGGGGTATACCGAGGACGGGGGAGCTAGTGATTATGCCGCAGTTGTCGAGCAAATCAAAGGCATCGCAACAAAGCAAGAATCAGCCTTCAGGAAGTGGACAAAAGATGCAAGAGAGCGCGTCGCAAAGCGAAAAGTCCAATTTGGCGATCAACAAGGACCAGACTCAGGACAAAGATATTCCCCAGGACGACGATCCGAACCGGCCGGAGACGGAAGAGGACGCGATCAGAGCAGAAAGTATTCGCCGCTTGAAGGCGCACCATCAAGCCAAGGGGCGACAGGGCCAGACCCGAGGTTAGTTGATGTTGCTGAGAAGTACGCACGCGAAAACGGCATCGATCTCAAGCGACAAGCCGAATACGTTAAGGTAGACGAGGATAGGGCTAAGCGGATCTCTAAAGCGTATGAGGATATGCCTCACGACCCGCAAGATCCAAAAGTTAAAGAAGCGTACCAAGAATTAGCCAAGCAAACCAAAGCTCAATATGATGCTTTGGTGGCGGACGGATACACGTTCACGTTTTACGACAACGAATCTGATCCCTACGCTGGCAATCCAATGAATGCCATGCGTGACTTGCGACAAAACAAGTCAATGGCGGTTTATGGTACGTCTGCTGGCTTTGGTACTAAGGGCGTCACTAGTGGTTATGTTGACGACAACCCATTACTTGTAGACACAGGCGTGCGATGGAAAGACCAGAATGAAGTAGAACGCCCAGTTAATGCCGTTGAGCTCTTTCGTGCGGTTCATGATACGTTTGGGCATGGTTTAGAGGGATCTGGCTTCCGAGCTCGAGGCGAAGAAAATGCTTGGCAAGCTCACGTCCGGCTATTTACCGGCTCCGCTATAGGTGCTATGACCACTGGGACTCGCGGACAAAACTCTTGGCTCAACTTTGGACCATACGGAGAAAAAAACAAGACTGCAAAGGTTGAAGATACAATCTTTGCGGATCAAAAGACTGGCTTGATGCCCGAGTGGACCTGGACGGAAGGGCGTGCTGCAGATTATGATTCTAGTCGAGCATCTGTTGGAAGAAGAGACATTCCACAGCCACCTTCAATAATTGCAAAAGTTCTTTCTGAAAAATCCGATGCGGATGTGCTGAAGGAGTACACGCAAAAATGGAAGGGTGCACCAAACCGTGGTCCGTTTTTGCGTGTGATTCGTGGTCAAGTTCCAACGCAACAAGACAGCATTGCGGTGTGGGAGGATGATCGGGCCGCAAGGTTGTTGCTTGACGAGATCGACGGATCGCCAGAGATAAACCGAGTACTTTACAGAGGTACAACAGCCACTGAGCTTGATCGATTTGTTGCTGACTCTGAGGTGCGTGAACTTCCAAGGGGGTTCTCTACCGATAAGAAAATTGCAAGGAAGTTCAGCGACGGTGGTGTAATTGTTGTCGAACAGGGAGCTCGTGGAGTATCTGTTGGAGGGAAGTATGAAAGCGAAGTAATATCGCGGGGGCCGTTTGAGATCATTTCAGATAAAACGGAATCTGGGTCTCGTGTTTTGAGAGTCCGGCAACTAAACTATTCAGACACCACAAACAAGGAGATTGATGATGGTACAACCAGACAAGAAACAGGAAGATCGCAAGACGACGGTAGCCGAGCAGCAGCCGGACGAAGCGGAAAAGAAGCAACCGCCGCCATCAGGAGTCGTATTGGACCTAATGGAAGAGCTTGGAGTCGATCGCAAAACAGCCGAACGGTGGGCGGATATGGCGTAGTCGCCAGCTACAAGTCCGATTCTCCTGAGTGGAACGAGGTTGGGGTTGCTACTCCTAATTTTGTAGAGCTGCAGAAGTCAGGGAAATCTGCAGCTCAGTTTGCCTCGGCCATCAATGCAGCGCGTGAAAGCCAAGGAAAACTTGGCGCGTCTGTCTACGTCTACCCTGAAGAAGACTATCGCGACATGCGACTGTTCCTAACCGAAGACGGTAAAGCTGGTTTTGCTTTGAAGGACAGCGGCGAGGTTGGCGTATCTGACATTGTCTCGGTGTTTAACACAGCCAATAACGCACATCGTGGTGTCAGTTATTCGATGATACGTCTTGCTGTAGAAGAGGGCGGAAACACGCTTGACGCATTTGATACGTTTCTGCCTGTTCTTTATAGCGTAAATGGCTTTAAGGTAATTTCTCGTACTAAGTGGAACGGCGAGTTTGCTCCAGATGGCTGGAGCAAGGAAGAGTATTTAGATTTTAATAACGGTGAGCCGGATGTGGTCTTTATGGCTTACGATCCAAAGCGAACCGACATCTATCGCCACGGCAGTGGCGAAGGTAAAGTTTTTGATGACTACGACGAAGCAGTCGAGTCGCAGCGATTGGCAGCTTTGAACTATTTAGAAACAGCAAACGAGGAGATTGATGATGGCGGTAAGAAACGAGACGGAAGAAGAGCAGCGGTCACCAGAGGAGATCTACGCGACGATTCAGAACAAGATCGACCAGGAATGGGGTCAAACTCTGGGTCAACCCCAAGCTACGGGCGAGCTAAAGAAGGAGCCGTCAGCTACGTCGGAAGGCACTACTCAAAGGAAGCTCGAGAGTCGCTAGATGTTAAGTTCCGTGGTACTGGAATCCCTGGTGCTGAAAATAGAAGGCTGCGTGGGACAGATGATGATCGCATAAAGAAACGCATCTACTTTTACATCGACACTGCCGGAGAAATCAAGCCAGAGATGGGTGTTGGTAGCTTTGCTCACGAGGTTAAGCTAGACAATCTTTACGATCCAGATTCGAAACTCATCGAGTACCCTGGCGATCCTAATAAGTTTGAGTCAGCTATCGTTGACGCAGGTTACGACGGCTACATCTCGAAGTCCTTTGGTATGGCCGTTCTTCTCGGCCCCCAGCACACTAACGTCCCTGTGCGTCGTGCGAAAGAATATGAAAAAGGTCAAGGCGATCGTTACTCCCCAGTTCGCCAAGCAAAGAGAAAGCGTGATCCCGAGGTCACGAAAGCTGCGCAAGATCTGAAGGCTGGTCTAATCGATCGTGATCAGTATCAGAGGATCGTGGACATGAGAATGCCTCTCCGCAAGTTTGATGAGGTGCCGATTCCAGCAAGCAAGGAAGATATGCTTCGCGGATTGGGCAAACGCAAAGCTGGTGAGCGACTCAAGAGAGATCTAATTCAAAATCCTGAAGACATCGCCAAAGGAACATTGCTTGAAGCCCGACTGGACATTCCTGCCTACGATGAAGAAAACGTCTGGATAGTCTCTTTGCATGAACCTCGCTCAGACCTGAATAAGGGAAGTGCCGGTCGAGTTGTCGCCTATACTCCGACATCTGTATTGAGAAATGTTACTTTCGGGGTCACCGAAACAGCCGCTCTGAATATCGCCGCTGGCAAGCCCAAGTCCACAATAGCTACCATGCGAGGCGAGTATGTGCCGATGACGGCAAAGCAAGCCTATGAGCTCGCAGAGACCAATAAGGATCAGTGGGTTGAGATTGGGATGAATCCCGTACGCCACACTTACTTCTACGATAAAAATACGCAGGCTCCAGTGGAGTCGGCAGAAGAAGTAGTGCAAGTAGGCGGCATGGTGTTGGCTAAGAATCCTGTGCTGGGAAAACGAGAGAACTATCGTTACTCCCCTAGCCGTAAGGACGACTTGCTGGATTGGCTAATCCAGAACCTTGAAGAGCAGGGCGTAATCAAGCCAGAGAAGACGCCAGATCCGAAGCCTACTGGCACGAAGTACGCAAGGACTGAAGGACAGCGAACATTTGTTGGTGACTCGCCTAGAGAATCGTATGGCCCTCGTAAAGTCGAAGAGAGGCAACAGAAGGCGATCGCTGAGCTTGCTGCCAATCCAGGTCGTCCTTACGAGATCATCGCGCAGATGGACGCGAAGCCAGCACCGTTGACGGACATGGAAGATGCGATCCTCAACGCTCGCATCAGGCAACTGAAGAATGATGGCGACATCCAGGGATCCGACAGGAAGGAATGGCTCGATCTTAATCGCACTGTTCAGCGAGGACATTCTGAATGGGGCTACGCAGGCCATGCAGCACAGGCTGAACTGGCGGATGACTTCTCGGTTGAAGGATTGACACGCAGACACACGGATCACGTTGGAGAAGATCCTAAGTCTGAAAAACTGGCAACGTATGCAGATCTTGCTGATCGCATCGACAAGATGGAAACGGAGAAGGCTGACCTTATTGAGAAGCTTGCGCAAGAAGCGATTGCTCGTCAGAAGGCCGAAGAGAACCAGAAGCCACCTCCTAAGGAGAAAATTGGGACGAAGCGAGCTACCTTGATGAAAAAGGTTGCTGATGGCTTTGCTGCATTCCAGAACGCCTGGAGTGGTGGTACGACTGGCCGACCTGCAGTTGCTCGTCAAGCTGAGTCGTCTGCTTTCAAGAAGTGGTTTGGCAACAGTAAGGTAGTCGACGACAACGGCGATCCGTTGGTTATGTACCACGGAACAGACAAAGACTTCAATGTGTTTGAAAACCGTGGCGGTAAGGTCTCGGTCTTGTTCTCCACGTTTGATGTTGATCGCAAGGGGTTTTTCTTCGCTAAGGATAAGGGTCTTTCCCTTGAGTACGGCAGCAAGCTTGTGCCAGTCTATTTGTCGATTCAGAAGCCAGCTAACTTCCTTGACAGTAAGGAATGGCCAAAGATCAAGGAAGGTCTTGTTGAGAGAGGGTGGAATGAAAGATATCTCGATCGAACTGATGCTTGGGAGCTGTTTGATGTAGATGAGTCGAACGATGGTGCTAAGCTCATTAAAGACCTAAAGTCGATGGGTTACGATGGAGCAATCATCGAAGAGCCATCATGGCAAGATGAGAACGGCGAATATGGTGTGTCTCACGTTGCGTTTGATAACACCCAGATTAAGTCCGCCACTGGTAACGTCGGCACATTCGACGCAACAAACCCAGACATCCGCTACTCCCCAAGTCGGCAAGAACCTGATATTAAGGCTGCGGCTGCTAGCATCGTTGCAACATTGCGTGAGATGGGCGTGAGTTCCGAGTTGGAGCTCGAGTCTCAGGTTAATGCGAACATGCCAAATGTTACACCCGAGCAGATGCAGGTGATTAAGGAAGCATGGGACGAAAGCGTCAAGAAGACCAAGCTTGAGTCTCCTTTGGGTGACAATCCAGATCAGGCAGAAATTGGTGCTCGAGCAAAGGAGCTGATGAAGCTTGCGATCGAGGCTGGTCATGGAGCCACACCAGGTACATGGCAAGAAGTCGTTGATGTTGTGCATGCACAGTTGTCAATCGAAGTCCCTGGTATCTTCGAATATGACACTATGCAAGCCATGTCGGATTACGGCGAATGGACGGCATTGCAGCGTGGTGATGTGGTTGACAAAATCAGAGCCATTCGTGGCAAGGTCAGACAGACACTAAAGATCGAGGACACACTTGATGCTATTCAGCAAGCTAAAGAATGGCTTGAGAATGGCGTCAGTCCTGAAGAGGTGTCACGACGGCTGGTTGAAGAAGGTCGACTTCCAAAATCAACAGGTCGTGAGCAGGCGACACCTGACAGTATTGAGCGTGACTTGATCGCTGAGTTCAACAAGCTTAAGAAGGGATTGCCGGTATCTGCAGAGTCTCGAGAAGGACAACTGAAGACTGCATTAAGCACAGCCAAGACAGCTGGCCGAAACAGGCTCGAGTTGCTGGACAAGGATATTGAACTGCTTGAAGAAGCAGTCGCTAAACGTACAGCGATAGTGAAGTCTGTTGATGAGCGGACCCCGTTAAAGCCAGATACCGAACTGGCTGAGATCAGAAAGAAGCTAGAGGACAAGAGGAAGCGAAGAGACGAGCTTAAGGCTGAGTATGAGACGATATTCCCACCAACCAAGAAACAGCGACTAGAAACAGCTGAGGCGCAGACAGAGCGAGCTCGAGAGTCGATCAAAAGACTGCAAGATAAGTTGCGTCAACTCAAGGAAGGTAAAGACATAAGCCCAACGCGACAGCCTGATCTTTTGCCGAACGAAATCCGAACTGAGCTCAAGATGTGGCAGGAGCGGTTCAAGGCCGCTAAGCAGGCCGCAAAAGAAGCCAATGAGGCACAGTACGAAGGCGAGGGAGGTGCCTTACTTCCTCCATCCGGCCGCAAGCAGCTTACTGAGGCTCAGAAGCTGAAGGCGTCTGAGAGAATGCTGCGAGAGCAGATTGACGCAATCAAGGCTGACATCAAGGCACTCGAGAACGGCACATGGGCTCCAGCTAGTTTGGCTGCAACTACGCCAACTTCAGAGCTCAAGACTGCTTTGAAGGCCGAGCTTGATGCCTTGAGGGCTGTTCGTAAGAAGGCTCAAGAGGCTAGCCCTGCGTACCAAGCCAACCAGGAACGAAAGTATTGGGAGCGATACCGCAAAGGTCAGGAAAAGCGTCTGGCGTTCTGGGAGAAGCGTCGTGTCGAAGCGGCTGGCGGAATACTTCCTGTTCCACGCAAGAAGCGTACGATTACAGAGGAAGCCATCCTCGACAAGAACTTGGAGATCGAGAAGCTTAAGTACGAAGCCATGTACGAGATCGAGAAGGCGAAACGTGCAACCTGGAACGCAGGTCAATGGATTGGTTATGGGCTGCTCGAGGCGACATCGTTAATACCGAAGACATTGATGCTCGGTATGGAAATGTCTTTCGTTCTTAGGCAAGGGTTCTTCTACTTGAGATCGCATCCAATCAAGGCATTCATGGCTGTGGTCGAGTCGATGCCTGCAGTGTGGAGTCAGCGATATGCTTTAGCTTCTGTCGACAGGCTTGAAAGTCGTCCGAACGCTAAGGAATATCTGCAAGGCGGTGTGGAGTTCACTAAGAAGGATGGCCCACAAGCGAAACTGGAAGAGATGTATCAGTCAGCTGTTATTCGCTGGCTCGAGAACACGAAGACTCCATGGCTGTTCCCGTTTCGTAAGTGGGTAGCTGCCTACGGGGCTTTCGAACGAGGCAACCGGACTTTTGCCAACATTATGAAAGCTGACTTGTACGACATTCAAAAGCGTGACACGTTAGCTGCGCGTGAGCTCTTCAAGGTTAGTACCGAATGGACCGAGGATGACGTTAAGGAGACTGGCAGGATAACAAACATCTTCAGCGGGCGAGGAACCGGTCTCAAGGGTGGAAACCCATGGCTCGACTTCTTCTTCTTAGCTAGGCGATGGACGTGGTCTAGGATCCAGGCTGATTTTATTGTGCCATTCCAGTTAGCGACTCCGCAATGGCTAGGCCAATGGAATGCCGATCGCGGGATGCGAGTGTCGCTGGCTAAGCTGTACATTCAAACTCTTATGGGTCACGCTACGAAAATAGCCATGGGTCATTTCATCTACTCACTTCTTGCTGGTGATGATGAAGAAAAGAAGCCTACCTGGGAATGGGACACTCGGTCTAGTGACGCATGGGCTACTAAGGTTGGCGAGACGCGATTCAAGGATGATGGTGGCTTGATGCCAGCTATCGTTTTAGCTTCGCGGCTGCTGACTGGAACAATGAAGACGGCCGATGGCGAGATCAAGTCGATCTATGGAGAGGATGTTAACTATGGAGGCAAGGCTGCATCAGACTTCATAATCGATTTTGCTAGATACAAGATGGGTACTGGACCTGCAGGTATCATGGAGTGGTTTTCTGGAAAGGATGCTGTCGGAAGGAACATAGCAAAGAAGGATGATCCAACGGCAGTGTATAGACATATTGTGTGGTCTCGTGTTAAGCCGTTAACATGGGGCGAAATAGCTTCAGCCGAGAAGGAGCTAGGAGTCGCAACTGGAACGCTTGCATCGCTCGAGGCGTTGTTTGGTACGTCTGTTTCGACTTACGGCGACCGGACTACTTACCGAAATGCTAATGAAAAAGACAGGGAGGACCAGATCAAGACGGATCTCAGGGGAATGAAGTGGGACTCGCCAGATCCTGCGTACGAAGAGTTCTTAAACGCCGACCAGAAAGAAGCGTTCCGGCTGCGACGTGAAGAGCGGAAGGGAGCTTTGATGGCAGAAGCCTTCACTGATCCTAAGCTGGAGAACTTCAAGGATCAGGAAGGTTTCGACAAAGCTGTCGAAAGTCGTGACGAGGCTCTCAAGGAAGTTATTGGGGCTGGCATGACCTACGAGGATATTCAGACCCAGCTCATCGAATACTGGAAGCAAAACCATGGTTCAGCGTACGAACGCAAAGGAAATGGCTGGGTTTTGAAAGCCGCGATCGTTAACCGATTGCGAGTGGCTAGGGACGCACTTGAAGAAAAATAGGATGAATTTCATACTAAGCACGTACTGGTCAAATTAGTTGGCCAGTACAATGTTTGTCTGATTGTTGTTTAGTTTCGCAGGTTTTTTGAAAGGGTTTTTGTATGTCGCAAGCACTTTTGCTTTTGATCCAGTTGCTGAATTTGTTTCTTAGAAAAGCTGCTATCCACAAGGATTGTCCAGACGGAGCGTGCGTTGCTCCTCTTGCGACAGCAGCTGTGCTGTCAACACAGTTACAGGCTCCAAACGTGTCGTTTGGTATCTTTGATCTCTTTCGATTCCTGCGGTGCTTTCCAATGGATCGCGTACTTGCTGTCGGTAAGCGGATCGTGGCGGTGTTCCAAGGTTGCGGTAAGTGCCCAGACGGCGAATGCGACTTTATGGATATCTTGAGCTGCATTGATCTAAAGGAAGCGATTGCAATCGTCACCGAGATCTTCGCGATCATCAAGGACAGTCAAGTCTGTGATGACAGCAGCAGCAACGAGATCACGCTTGGTGAAGCTGTCTCTTAATTGACGTAGTGTTACAAACCAGAAAGGATGGAGACAGAATGCTTAGGTCAACTGTTATTACGCTGTGGCTTGTGTTGTCGGTTTACTCGATTGCCACGCCGCAAGAGACGCTCGCAGAGAAATCGTTCGTTCAGTCTCCATCTGTAGTTAAGCGAGATCGGCCGCTTAAGATCAATCACCCAGCTGGAACAAAGATCCAGGCGATCTTCGCTAATGCTGAGCGTGGTGTTGTGTCGTGGGTGTACCTGTCTGAAGATCACTTCGATCGATCAAGTACGTTCACGATCTTTGTAGCGCCTCCTGGTGAGTACCTAATCACTACTGGCGAGTCAACAATCGTTAAGGTTATTGAGGAGGGTATTCCAGGACCAAAGCCAACTCCTTCTCCGCCTGACCCGAAGCCAGATCCAGATCCAAATCCGACACCATCGCCTCAGCCAAGTCCGAAGCTAAAACTTGAGTGGGCAGTGTGGATCTACGAGCAGGCTGACGCGATCAATCAGGTTCCTGAGACCAACACTAGGCTGTCAATTGAGACACGTCGATTTCTTGAGAGCCGAGGCATTAAGCTAGTCGCGTACGACGATGATCAAGAAGCCGCAAAAGCTAAGCCCTTTCTTGCTGCGGCTGGAGACCTTCCGTCGCTGCTGTTAATGCAAGACTCCACTAAGTATGTCGTTCGAAAGGCACCTAAATCGCTCGACGAACTGAAAGCAATGATTAAGGAGGTGACAGGTGAGTGAGATCATATTCGAAGACGGCAAGGAGAGCTTCGTTACGCCAGAAGGACAAAGGTTCAGCCTGGGGCTCGTCCCTGACTTGGACCCACCAAGGTTAACAACGCTAGGACGACTTCTTGGAAGCTTACCGAGTCGCGCCGAACTGGTTGATCTTGTTGAATCACAAGAGTACCAAAAAAACATTGGTGGCATGGCTCATTTTGACAGCACATGGACAAAGAACCAGAACGGTTGGGGTAAGTGTGCATCCAGCGCGGCAACTTATGCCGAGGAGAAGGCTCGCTACAGGGGTGGGCAGCCTCGTGTAGAGCTCAGCGATGATTACTTGTACTCTTTGTGTAATGGTGGTCAGGACGCTGGAGGAACGCTTGGAGAGAACCTCAGAGCAATCACCGAGCGTGGCATCGCAACACGAGCGACTGTGAAGGAGGGACAGATTTATCGTCACATGTACGACAAGTCGAAGGCCGACAAAGAGGCACTTCGGTTCCGAGCTCACGAAGGCTTTGCCACGCCGAGCGAGCAGGAAGTAGTCGCTGCTTTGGTTGGAGGAAGTCCTGTGGTCATTGCAATCCATGTCGGACGCAATTGGAGGAACTTTGATAGCCAGGGTGTGTTGATCGGCGACCGAGGGCCAGGGAATCACTCTGAGCACCTCGATCACGTTCGTTACAACCGTGCCAAAGGTCGATTTGAGTTCCGCGAACATTCGTCTCACGGAAAGGGGCAAGGCGAAGGAGGCTTTTTCTGGGTGACCTGGGACCAGCATTTGGCCACAGTGCATCCATCCCACACGTTCTACTGCGTCCCGAACGCCATTCAAGATCCGTTCGGTTTGTCTCCAATTGGAGACAAAAAGCAAGACGACGACCGTGTAGATCCACAACCGATCGCCACTGCACGTTTGGTTATGACCAGTAGTGAGTTCTGCTCCTGGTGCAAGAAGTGGAATCAGATAGATCGGCCAATCATCCAAAAGGCAAACATTGACATCGTGGCAGGCGAAGTGGCTGGCCAGGGCGTTCCAAGGTTCCGTTTGGAAGTCGGCAGCAAGTCAATCGAAAAGGTTGGCTACTGGGAAGCCGATGCGATCCTTCGCGAAGCTGCCAATCTAAAAATGGAACTTGCTTACGATCTCTAAAAAACTCCAAAATAATTCCCAAGGTGCTATTGCACGCTGAGGGGTCCATGCTAAGATCTATTGCGTCATGACAACTTCGTCATGGCGACGGTTTTAGCATCTTGGGAGATTTGCTATGGTTGTAAAGTTCCGTGCGTCGTCTGCTGGCAATCTGCTGGTCGGCGGCAACGCGATCACTGATTCGCAGCTAGCTAGGCTGCAAGAACTTGCGGGTCGAAAATTCGATTCTGAGCAGGCTGATTCAAAGGTTAAGCCTTTGACCGATAAGATGGAGCTGGAGCTCGCTGAGTTGATTGAGAAGCGAGACGGCCCACATAAGTTTGGCACTACTGCTTTGTCCTACATTCGCGACGTATGGCTCAAGAACAATTTCGGTTACGAAGAGCCTGTAGCTACGCCAGAGATGCTTAAAGGCATCATGTGTGAAGATGATGCGATTGATATTGTGTCTCGCACGATTCCTGGTGGCTTTCGCCTTAAGAATGAAGACTCATTCGAGGATGATCACTTCACTGGCACTCCAGACGTTATCTTGGATGATGAATGGGTGGAAGATATTAAGTGCTCGTGGACGATCAGGACGTTCTTCGACACGGTCAAGCCTGACCCTCTTTATTACTCACAGGGTCAAGTTTACTTAGCACTCTCTGAACGAACTCGCTTTCGCTTGATTCACGTTTTGCTAGATACCCCAACTGAGCTCGTTGAAGAAGAGCGAAAAAGGTTCTTCTATCGGTTTGGTTGTAACGAGAATAACCCTCGCTATATCGAGGCCAGCAAAAGGCTGGACATGATGCATTACGCCAGTCGCTTGGTTCCAGAAGATCAGCGAATAAAATGCTTCGAGTTTGCTCGAAACGAAAAACACATCAGCAACTTGCGATCTCACGCGGAGCTCGCTAGACAGGTCTACAGCACATTAACATTAGGTGGTGGTTATCATGAGTGAAGTAAAGGTAAAGAATCTGCATCAGCGACTTGTTGAAGTCATGCGAACGATGGGTGCGGTTGGTAAGGGCGGGAAGACGAACTACGGCGATAAGTTCGAGTATCACCGCATTGACGATGTTGACGCAGCCTTGCGTGAAGCATTGGTTGAGCATGGTGTCGTGGCTTTGATGGTTAATGTTGGCGATCGCCAGTCTGAAAGGCATCTTGAAGTCGACAAGTACAACAATCCAAGAACGCTTTATCAGACCGAGTGCGTGGTCACGATCAGGTTCTTCAACGCTGACGACCCAGCAGACACGGTTGATATTGTTGGATGGGGGCAAGGTCTTGATTACCAGGACAAAGCCACAGGAAAAGCGATCTCGTACGCAGCCAAGTCTGCTTATCTTTCATCGCTGCACCTGCGAGGCCAGCCTGATAATGAGGCTGATAACATTCCAGCTCCTGTCGTGAAGAATGCACCTGCGACAGTGCCGCCACCGGCGAAGCCAGCAGCTACAAAGCCAGCTGCACCAAAGCCGTCAGTGCAGATCCCTAAGAAGGTTGAGTTACCAGACTACGACAGTCTTCCACTGAAGGCGAGAGAGTGTGTTGACGGCATTCGAGGATCTGATGGAATAGAGAGTCTTTTGGCTCTTGTTCCTGGTTTCAAAGAAGAGACTCGTGAGGTTCAGAATCTTGTCAAACCCTACTTTGAAGAGCAGAAAAAGGTGCACTATGCGAACGACATCAGCCGATGCCAAGACATAGCTTCACTAAAGAAGCTCGGTGCGGAGATCTCTGCTGAAAAGAATGCAGATTTATTTGCCGCATTGAAGGGTTTGTACGCGGCACAAGATAGTGCTTTGAAAGCGAGTTCGTAATGAGTAAGCAAGTGTACATCGGGCCGCAAGGTCAAAAGGCCACTGTCCTGCGTGAGGACGAATCTAGCGTAACGTTGCTGATCGTAGTTAAGTACAGTGAGGATCCACATCAATGGACTTCGACTCGACGCAACTTCGAATCGCGATGGAAGCCGTTTGTGAGCGAATGCGATGATGTCGCATCCGTATAGTTTTGTTTTAGTAACTTTAATTGGAGAATGAAGATGTCAGTAGAACGAGTAGCAGTTGTGCATGATGACGAGTTGGCAGCAATCAAGGACAGTCGGCAGCGAGATCTGCCGTTGTTCTCTTTGATCAGGCCGTTCGCCGTCTCGGCTGAAGAAGAGAAGCAGCCGTTGTGGATCGTGGCGGTGAGCGAGCACCAAGCAAACCTTGCCTTGGTAGATTACCTGTTCCCTATTGAGAAGTGTGCCAAGAAGGATCGCGACGAACGCTATACCGAGCTGCTCGAGCTTGCTGTGGGTGAGATCGCCAAGGATGAGGCTGCAGCAGATCAGGCAGCTGTCGACCTTCGTGGTGTGCTTGGCGAAGCCGTCAGTGATCTTGTTATTGGCGGCTGAACAGAAGAAGACTGCCCAGACTTTAAGTTCGTCGAGATTAGTCCTCGGCGAGCTGCTCGTGGCGCAAGGGCTGCGAGAATGGAAGTCGATGGAGAGTGGATGTGGATGTCGACGTTTGACCTTCACCTTAATGTTCGTGATTTTGGACCGCACCTAGAGCTGATTAAAGCATTGGGTGCCTACAAGCGAGGGTGAGATGGGCAAAGCAGAATTATCAAACGTATTAAGCATGACCGAGTTACAGTCTTTTCAGTCGCTGGAAAAAGTGATTTTGCGTGGCGTCGAGTCGTTCCTAGCAACCGGATCAGCTCTGAAGGAGATTCGAGACAGGAAGCTGTTTCGAGAAGACTTCCAGACGTTCGAGGCGTACGTGAAAGACAGATGGGGCTTCCGTAAAAGCAGGGCTTACCAGTTGATTGATGCGGCTGACATCAAGGCGGATTTGTCCACCATGGTGGACAAAAACCCAAAGCTTAGTGAGATCAATACTGAGCGGCAACTACGAGAGCTTGCGTCTGTTCCTGCCGACTCGCTTGAAAAGGTTCTTGGAAAAGCAGCTGAGATCGCTGGAGACGAGCCAATGACCTCTAAGATCATCAAGGAGGCTCGCGAGCAAGTTCTTCCAGAAGAGCCAGATGATGAAGAGCTCGATTGGCTTGGCGTGCCTGACGAGCCAGAGGAGCCAGTCTTTGAAGATGTTGAACCTGAGCCTGAGCCTGAACTGACAGGTCCACTGCAATGTGTTCCTTGGTTTAAGGAACAGCTAAAGATTATCAATGAGCTCAAGCGTAATCTTAATCAAGTCAAAGAGTCGCTTGGGAACGAACTGTTCTTTTCTAGGCGGAACACCATCCTTCGCGAGGTGGAGCACGTCAAGGGAGGGCTGCTTGCAGCAATGCCTCACGCGATCTGTCCGAGGTGTAATGGGAAGCGCTGTGCCCAATGTGGAAACATGGGCTGGGTAAACAAGCAACGATACGACGAACTAGAGGTTAAGTAAGGTGGAAACATGGCAGCAGACATTACCTTTCGAGACTACCAGCTCGACGCAATCAGGAGCATCTATCGTGACTGTGGACTACTCCCAGCAGGACCAAGTACTGACGAGATCGTTGCTTGTTGTGGCGGCGACTGGACTCGGCAAGACAGTGATCATGGGAGGGCTGGCTCGGAGTTGGCCGGTGGGTCGAGTGATGATGATTTCGCACCGTTTTGAGCTCAACACCCAAGCGATCAAATCGTTCGAATGGATCTGCGGCGAAGACGTAGATCTCGAGCAGGCTGAGTTCGTGGCTGATCAACGGTCTGTCCCTACTCGGATAGTTGTTGCGTCTGTCCAGTCTCTCAACAGCAAACGCAAAAGCCACTATCGCATGGAGAAGTTCGATCCTAATGAGTTCGGCTTGTTGCTTATTGATGAGGCTCACCGATCGGCAGCTGTAAGCTATCGAAGAATCATCGAATACATGCAGAAGAATCCGAATCTGGTTGTGATCGGAGTTACTGCTACTCCTGACAGGCTGGATGGTGTCGGTCTTGGTTGTGTGTACGAAAAAGTGTCTTGCAACCTGGATATGTTGTGGGGTGTTAACAACGGATGGCTTGTGTCGCCTCGTCAGGTGATCATTGAGCTCGAGCGATTGGATCTTACGAAGATTAAGACCGTTGGTGGTGACCTTGATGAGAAGCAGCTTGCGAAGGCTGTTATGGACGAGGAGAACCTACACGGTATGGCTAAGCCTATTGTGGACTTCGCTGGTAAAGATAAGCAGTCGATCGTATTTGCAGCGTCAGTAGAGCACGCGACAAGGCTTGCAGAGCTGATTCGCGATTACTGGGTGAGGGAGCATGGACCTACGGAAGATCAGATAGCTGTTTCGATCGATGGTTCACTGCCACCGCAACATCCTAGACGAGTTCAGATAGTTAAAGACTTCAAAGAAGGAAGGATTCAGTTCCTTTGCAACTGCGGAGTAGCAACAGAAGGTTTCGATGCACCGAACGTAAAGCTAGTTGCGATCGGTCGGCCGACGAAATCTAGAGCTATGTACACACAGATGATTGGTCGCGGAACAAGGCCTCTCGTGGGTGTTGTTGATCAACTTGGTATGACAGTAGCAGACAGACTTGCGGCGATCGAGGCAAGCAACAAGAAGCATGTTGACGTACTTGACTTCGTTGGTCAGTCAGGACATCACAAGCTGATATGCACAGCAAGTATCCTCGCTGGAGATGAGCCACCTGATATCGTCGAGCGAGCAAACAAGATTAGCAGCCAGAAAGAGTTCACCGGATCAACCCTCGATGCTATCGAAGAAGCTAAAGAAGCTAAGCGACTTGAAAAGGAAGCGAAGCGAAAGAAGGTGACTGTTGGAGTCGAGTACAGAACGAGAGAGCAATCGGAAGGTGTGTGGAGGCTTGATGAGATGCCGGCAACATCAACGCCAGGATTCTTGATGCGAAAGAGACCAAGTGAGAATCAGGCTAAGATGCTTATCCGATTAGGTTTTACTACCGCGCAGATCGAGTCAATGACGATTCGTCAGGCGTCGTCCAACATCGATCATGCTATTCGCAATCCTCGAACAAGCTTCGCTAAGTGGCTTAACGAGCAGAAGCGAAAAAACGGAGAGTTGTAGTATTGTTTTCAAAACAGGAGAAATGCAGATGGCAACAAAAGTTAAGAAGCTTACGGATGAGCAGCGATTCATAGCTGCAAAGAAGCTCTGTGAAATGGATTTTCAGTTGTGGTTCAAGTCGTTAAACAAATCGCAGGCTTTACTAGAGCTTGAAGAAGCCTGTGGGTTCAGAATGAGTCCAGGGGCGTTTAAGTCGATACGCGAAGAGGAACGCGACAATAACCGGCTGAAGTGGTTTACGGTTCAGCGACGACCGAAGCCTTCGAGCGTGAAGCTTCTTAAGTCTGAAGAATGGGAACGCACTGAAAAGTGCTTAGGTTGGATGGAATAAAGGCAAACTATGAACAAGTATGAATTGATAAGCCCAAAAACTAATCAGCCATGCGGTGTCTTTGTGTGCGGAGAATGCAATATTGTTCGTCCAAAGGACTTGGTTGACCAATGTTGTTTGCCTTGCGATTGTGGAAAACCATCACGTAATCGATTCGAAGCGAAGTGCTCAGATTGCGCACACGTTGAATACGCACAGCGGCGAGCGAAGCAGCTAGAAGAGGCTGAGTTGGTTGAGTGGGACGGAGAGTCTATGATTTTCAGCGAAGAAGTCAGTGGACATCGCGATGGTTGGTTTGATTCACCAGACGATCTTGCTGACTACATGGCAGGCGAAGGAGATGATGACTGCCCAGAGTTTGCGTTCCTTGGTCGCAAGTCAGTTAAAGAACTTGATTTGTATCGATCGATTGAACAGATGACTGAAGATACATACGAGGATGCTGAGCTACACGTACCTCTTGAAGATATGTCGCCTCTTATAGCAGCAGTGGGTTTTTTCAACGCAAAATATGCGGTGACGTACTACGAGCATGACTACAAACGGAAAGTTCGTGTTAGACCATGACAAAAAACGTGTTTTGGTCGACTCTGGCTACTCTCGATGATCTCGGTCACGGGAGTAGCTTAGAGGTGCTTATAATTTACACCGTCAATCCAGCAGAGCCAATGGTGCGATACGATCGCGACGGATCTGGCTATCCAGGTTGTGATGCATCAGCTGAGTTGTGCAGCGTCAGCGTCATCAGGTGGGACGTTGGTGATGAGGAACGAAAGCCAGATGATCATTGGATCTGGTTATCACTCACTGAGATTGCTACTAAGGCAGTGGCAGAACAGTGGAGATCTAGATTCGAAGATTTGTGCCTCGAGGAGATTAGTGATTACTTGGAGGGGGAATTCTGATGGCTGGCGAATGGAGGCGAGTGTCGAGAAAGGAACCGTGTCCAGTCTGTGGTAAGCCCGATTATTGCACTCGAAAGGCTAATGGAGAGGTTGTGCTATGCATGCGAGTCGAGTCGGACAAGCCTGCTAAAGAAGGACAGGGAGTAGGTGGGTGGATACACTTGCTTAAAAACCCTCTGCCTCCTTTGCCGCTGGCTAAACCAGTCGAGAAGAAGGCTGATTGGACTAAAGAATGCCGAGCTATGTTTAATCATCCAGAGGCACATTCAAAGCGATGTGCAGTGGCTGACTTATTGTCGGTTAGTGTGGATTCGCTAGAGATGTTGCGAGTTGGGATCGGGTGGGATGAATGGAATGGTGCCGAGTTCTCGAGTTGGCCTAGCAGGGACAACAACGGAATGGTTATTGGCTACGTTCGAAGATACGATGATGGTTCGAAGCGGACGAATCTTGGAGGGTCCACAGGAGTGTTCTACACTGCCGAATGGTTCTCGAGACCTGGACCGCTCTGGATCGTCGAAGGAGGGTCTGATGTGGCTGCATGTGAGTCATCTGGCCTGTCGGCGATCGGACGCGCTAGCAACACACATGGAGGCCAGTACATCGAGAAAATGATTAAGCAGTGCTGCCCAAACAAGAAGGTTATTGTGGTGGGTGAGCGAGACGAAGCACCTGATCGCCGAGGTGTTGTCCCGAGCTGCACTACAAGCTGTCGTGGCTGTGCTTTTTGCTGGCCAGGACTGTATGGCGCGAAGAAGGTGGCGGCTGAGATGCAAGCGTCATGGGTGCTTGTGCCGAGGCCATACAAGGACATGAGAGAGCTATTAGCCGCAGGTGGTCTGTGGCTTGACTTGATGGAATTATTTTAAGTGGAGATTAGTTAATGAAGAGCAATGACATAGCGTTGGGAGATATGACGTTGAGGGATCATTTTGCAGCTGAGGCAATGAGCGGTTGGCTGGCAACATTCGGTCCTGACAATACGCATCCTGCAACTAACCATCATCATCCAGATGCGAGCTTTAATATCGCTGAAGCCAGTTACATCATAGCTGATGCTATGCTTGCAGCAAGGAAGCCAAGGATCAAAGATACCCACGTCGATTCCGAGCCTGACCCTTTTTCCTTGGTGCTATTCGTTGGTGGAACGCTCGAGGGAATGCAACCCATGAAGACGTTGCCACGGTACATTGATCATGAAAGCGAACAGTATCACCGGTATGATATCGAGATCGATGGCGTTCTGGTTAAGGTCTTTTACGTTTGGTCTGGGTTGACCAAAGAGGCTGCGTCCCAGTCAGTAGATATTGTTTTTGGAAAGAAGCAATGAAGCGAAAGCTAGTACCGAGGACCAGGGCAGGTGGGACCATGACAGAGGCTCAATTTTGGGCCTTCTTACGGTCCAACCTGCGATTGGCGTCCAGGAAGTGGGCACCGCGTAAACAGGTGGAGATTGCAGCCAGGAGGCCAAGCCAGAGCGATAACAAGAAGTTGAAGTGGGAATACCAGTGCTCAGGATGCGGCGGCTGGTTCCCCCACAAAGAAACAGCAGTCGACCATATCGTCCCTGCTGGCACATTGCTTTCGTTTGCGGACGTAGCAGGATTCGTCGAGAGATTATTTTGTGAACCAAACGGTCTGGTGGTGCTATGCGAGCGGTGCCATCATACCAAAACTTATAGCTCGAAAGAGGAAGAATAGCATGGCGTACGAACAACGAGACAACAGCGGATCTCTCTTCAAGAACGATCGCAAAGAAGAAGGGTCCAATCATGCCGATTGGAATGGAACAGTGCTGATCGGTGGTCGTGAATATTGGATCAATGCATGGACGAAGCAGGGCAAGAGCGGATCCGAGTTCTATAGCCTGTCTTTCAAGCCTAAGCAAGGTGGTGGTGGAGGTGGTGGAGGTGCTCCGAGACAACAGCCCTCGAACAGCGATCAGGCTCCTTTCTAAGGCGTCCCAATGAAACCAGCAGACAAGCTATTAAAAGTCGAAGAGGTCGCCAGCAAGATGCGCGTCAACCGCCGCACCGTGCAGACCTGGATCGATAGTGGAAATCTGGCCGCGACTGATGTGCGGCCGGATGGGGCTCAACGTGCCATGTGGCGAATTGAGTCAAGCGATCTCGTGCAATTCGCTAAGAGACGCAAGAAAGAACGCCAGAGCTAACTTCAGCTTTGGTAAAACGACTTTACGAAAGACAAGATCATGATCCCAAGACTTATCTCGATGTTCGCATTGGCTGTGTTGGCCTCGAATACATTCGCGCAAGATCCTCTTGCAAGCAGCACCTCCTACACGATCGGCAATATCACATACGCAACCTACGAGACTCCTAGAGGGCGGGTGACTGCAAGTTATCAGAAGATCGGTAACTTTGAGTACGGAACCTACAGCAATGGAGCCACCTCAACTACTCATCAGATTGGAAGGTTCCGTTACACGGACTATCGTGAGCCATCTCGCTGGACACCAAGTCAGTACGTTCCGACTTATCGTCGACGGTAATGCAATGATTATCCAGTCGCGGCAGCAACGCATCCACTGCCTAGCGACTGTTTACGCGACTTGGATGCAATCAATTGTTCACCGTCGATGAAGTACCGATTGATTCTGATTACTACCGAGACACCTCCAGACGGAACAGTCGGCATTGTATTCACGGAAGACTTTTTACGACCAAAGCGATATTACTGGTTAGTGGAGAAAACATGATTTCAGCATTAGTAGGGCATCTCGTTGGCGATTACCTCGCCCAAAGCGATTGGATGGCGTTGAACAAAAAGAAGTCAACGCTGCATTGTGCGGTTCATTGTGCAATCTGGACGGCGTGCGTTGTCCTCTTCGCGTGGTGGCCATTGTGGACAGCGATACCGTTGTTCGTGACGCATTTTATTCAGGACAGAACGCAGATCATCAATTGGTGGATGGACCTTGTTGGCCAGAAGCAATTCCGCACCGGCATTTGTGCCCCGTGGTCGATGATCGTAGTGGACAACGTGTGGCACATCGTAACGATTTGGGCCGTGTGGCTTATCGTCCGGTGAACGCTTTGATTGATTTAGCTGCCGATGCAAAGCCGCCATCGGGTAAACGGTTGTTCGGCGGCTTAAATCCAATCAATTGTTATGGTGTATCATGACAGACATTGAAGCGGTTTTGAAGACACAGGTAAGCGACACGTTCCTAGCTGGAATGGTCGCAAGAATGGAGATGTCGTATTTCAAGTACGGCGACGTGAGGGAAGCGTACCCGGAAAAGATTGACGCATTAGCGAGCCTGCAACAGCGATTAAGGAAGTACGAGGACACAGGAAACACCGAGTTCCTAATGGACGTTGCCAATTTCGCAATGATTGAGTTCATGTTCCCTCGCAAGGAAGGTGCGTTTTTCCAAGCCACGGATAGCGACCAATCCCCTGGCAGGACAACGACACTAGGAATCGAAACGGATCGCCCAAACATCGTCCGGCACCACTACAGCCACGATGGCGACTAAATCACCATAACAATGAATTAACCGTGTCGGCGCAAATAACACGTTACTTGCGCGTTTGGTTGGTTGTTAAATGTCACGACTGGATAGAGTTGGCTTCTTCTTGGATCGAGTACCGAAACGCGAATGCATCTTCGTTGCAGTCTTTGTAGAAATTCGGCAAAATGTTCATTGCACGAAACCCAAGCGATCGTAGAAACAACTGTGCGTCCAGATTGGTCTCTCGCACTCCCAAGGTGATTCGGTTTCGACGTTGGAAAGCCAACTTGGAAACCAATTTCTCAATCATGGCTTTTCCAACTCCTGATCTTCGGAAGTCGGGATGAACTGCGAACGCAAGAATATGGATTCTGTTCTTGTGTAGTTCGTAGATCATGAAGCCAGCAACCACCTCATTTCGCTCGGCCACCATGCCAATGCAGGTTCTTTGGCGTAACGCACGAATGAACTCTTCTTCGGTCCAAGGATCTGGTGAGCCGTCTCTTTCAATCGCCAGCACATCTGGCATGTCTCGCCTGATTAGCCATCGTACGTGCATACTCATTCTGCCTGCTCCTTTTGCTTATCAACCTTGGCCTGGACTTCGCTGCGATTCACCGACACGTCTTTCGGCGCGACGATCCCTAATCTTACCTTATCGCCACGAATTTGCACGACAGTTATCGTGATCCCACCTTCGATGACGATCTGCTCGTTGGTCTTGCGACTTAGTATTAACATTCCATGTTCCCTTTACTTTCGATCTTCGAACTCAATGCTCACCGCAGGCTGACCATCAACCCTGGTTACTGTAATCTTCGTTCTGTGGCTTGCACACCCACAGAACACACAAACCACCACCAACAAAATCCATTTCGACACTGCTCGGTTGTAGTCTTCAGTCCTGTCCTCAAACATCCTTTTTCTCCTTGAATGAATAGTTTACCGCAATAGCGCGGGCAGTTGGAGCCTGGGCGAGGCTCCTCGTGTTCGTGCTAGTCAGTAAAGGTCTTACACTCGGAAAAGGTGTGACAGTGCGAGATCCAACGCATTACGCTCTCTGACGAGGGTCTGTTCCGTTTGATCGATGTAGCCGCGTTGTCGCTCAGTGAAAGCAGCAACGGCCTCCTCGATGGTTGCGTAGTAGCTTCTCGAGTCAGCTGAGAAAACATGACCATGGTCGTTACGAATGATCATGTCGCATCCTTCCACTGGAGTAATACCAACGTGCTCGTGTGGCTCAAGCTTGGTGTACTGCGAGAGGTTGCCGTTAATCGTTATGAAGTAAACTTTCATTCGTCTTGTGTCCTTTTGGATTGTTGTTCCATTTTCTTGTTAACTCTGTCAACGAGAGTTATTTTCTCATTTATCACTTCGACTTTTGCCATCTTGAAATCTGCTAGCCACGATGGACCGAAGTTGTTTCGAATTGATATCGACTCTTGCGGACCTTCGGCGTTGAACCATTGGTCACTAAGCTTCTTCTTCCAGCTCTTCCCGTTCTCTCGAGCGAACTTCAGTATGAATGCACGTTGTTCAGGGGTAAGGCATGGACGATCATCAAGCATCCATTTGCCGCACCATGCACACTTATTCTGCGCAGGTTGTCGACCAACCAGAGCGATATGCCCTGGTTTAGTTCTCATTAGTCGTTTACTTGGTTGCATTTGTTTCTTCCTTAAGGCAATCTTGAGCATGCAAGAAGCAGTTACCGAACTCCACCATCGCAGCCCCGAGCGATCCGTGGAACGTGTGCTGCAGGCCGTAGTGAACGCGGTAAGTTGTTTTGCACAATCTCCTGCGTCTCTTTCTGGTAACCTGAAATACAACTTCAAAATCCCCTACACTTCCACTGACAAGCTTTGCCGTCCACAAAGCTGGAACGCAGTACAAAGCAGCCCTGTCTCTTGCTGTGTCGATCGCAAGATTCGCCAACTGTTGTAAGGCTTCGTCCTCGCTGAATACGTCGCCTGGAACTTTGACTTTGTAGCAGTCGATAACATATTCACTGGCCATGAATAACCCCTTCCACTTCGTAAAGATCGAAACTTCCATAAGGCTTGCAAGCATCCGAAAGCTTGTCGCCAATGTCCTCAAGCCCGCGATCCCAGAAACCTGCGCCATGCCCGTTACGTGTTAGCCAAAAGTCATGACCGCATTGTCCAGGATCCAGGCCATTAAGCAGCTTCGCGTTGGCTTTGATGAAGTCCTTGCAGTCTGCACGCATTGTCTCGAGCACCATCGGATCAATTTCGTCCTTATCGAACAGGCCCAACGGCTCACCATTGTCATCAGTCGACGACCACAGAGCACACTCAACGTAGGCTGTGAAGAACTTATCGAAGTCCAATGGCTCAATAGCCTTGCGGACTTTGCGAACCTTTCCGGCCTTCGTTAGCGTGGCTTGGTATTCCATAGCCAACACAAGTCGCTCGGCCAGTACCGACTCGCTCGCTAGCTTCTTGACTGTACAACCGATAAAGTTGCTTGAATGCAGCAGGCCGGTGGTAGTGTTGACTGTCAGCACGATGACCGGAAGCTCGTACGGCACACCGTTTGAACTTCCGCGTTGCACGCTTTCCTTGACTTCCAGAACCTTCGTCTTCGAGTAACCAGTAAGCTTAACCCAGTCACCCGCAGCGATCGTCTCCACAGGAACCTCGAACATAGCCGAGTAATACCGATGAGCCTCAGTTCCGCGTTTGGTGAACGCCCGTCCACGGCCGCCGCACTTAAAGCATTTTGTGCCGTGCATTGTGCAGTACGAATACTGACCCGATCCGCCGCAACGACCACATGTCTCCACCTCAAAACCGTTTGCGTCGTACATCTCTCAATCTCCTGTGTTGTGTGTTAGTTGTAATTGCCGCGTTCGACGATATCACCCCAACAACCGATTCGGAACCGGCCTCGAACGTACATGATCGTCAGTTCGTAACTGTCGCCTGTGTTTAGGTAATCGATCGATGGTGATCGTTTATTGCTGCCCCTGTAAATGTGCTCAACACCGAATGTTCCAAGGTCAGGGAACCATTGCTCGACGACCAACAACGTGTCGCGAACCAGGAAGCTGGTATGGCATCGCTTGTATTCATCTAATGAAGCCAGCTTAAAAAACGCTACGCGACACGCACGACGAGCTCGAGTCAAATACGCTGAACGTGTCTCGCCCGTCTTCTGGAGCCGTTTGCGACCACTGGAAGCCAAGTCGATTGCAGATTGGAAGTTCGTAAGCATTGAAAAGTCTCCTGTGATTGTTTCTGAACCTGGGGACGCAGCCCGCAGGCTGCCGCACTTGGCCTAACCCCACCAAGCCTCAATACTTTGGATGTTCTCTCCATTCCAGCTTTACGCCTTCAGGCAGGTTTGCTGTCCTGAACGTCTTGAACACTTCGACCATGTGATCGAACTCTTCCTTGGTTACAAGCTTGCAAGTACTGCTCCAGTTCACGGCCAGTTCGTTGGAGTGTTCGTAGTAAATGCAATTCACTTTGGTTCCAAAATTATCGAGAACAAACAGCTCAACCTCCAGCTTCTTCTCAGCTTTTCGAACAGTCTTGTCGTGAGCAGTCAGTAGCTCAGCACGTTTCTTCGCTTTCATAGCTGCAGCCTTTTCGGCATCTCGGGCTGCAATCGCTTCAGCTGAGTAGTACCCTGATGCGCGACGTTCTGCGACCAGCTCACGAGTTGCGATCGTAACAGGTAACCAATGTCCACGAGTTGCTTCCGACTCAAACTCCTTGCCCGTCCATAGCTCGAGCTGTTTGATAGCTGCATCAGCCTCGTTCTTCCATCGATCGACAATACCAAGATCCTCAAAAGCAATACTAAGCTCATCGGCCGATCGGCACTCAAGCAACGCAGGAAGCTCGTCTCCTGTGCATCGAACGTGATCGCGAAAGATCCGCAAGCAATCTTCCTTGCTCTTGGCATCGCTTCCGTTGCTGCCATGGTGTTCCACGTAGCTCAGCCCGAGGTGACCGGCAAGCCAATAGAACGCATTGGATGCGCAGTGCATTGGGACGCCTTGCCATGTGCTCAGGTGCAGGTCCACGAACGGCTTCAGCTCTGGGCGAAGCGACAGGATGAGCTCGTGACAGCAACCCCCTCCAGCGTCGACCATTACACCTCGAGCGTTTCGTTCTCTGATGTTAGCAGTGATGGAGAAGTCCTCGTGCCCGTTCTTGCATTCGTCATCCAGACGGATACGAATGTCGACAATCCGATTGCTATTGCCTTCAACGATCGAGTGACGGAGCGTGTTTGTTTTGGTCGCGGTTTTCATTGTCTTGATCTCCTGTGGTGTGTGGGTTGGTTGGTGGTGGTTAATACTAGTCTGCAGCCGATTCGCCATCGCTCGTGAATGCATCACAACCATGCTCATCAGTGCATTGATATCCGCAATACTGGCAAGGAATCGCCTCGAACTGCACCGTGAACGCATCATCAGGGCATGAGAAGTCGAACTCCTTCGCAAACCCGCCATCACTTTGAATAGCCTGTCCAACAGTCGCGAGCAGTAATCCAAAGGACGCTGGGTACTCCTCAAAATCGAGCTCTACAGCGATTCCAGCCGCAAGGGCTGCGATTGTCTGCGAAAGTGTCTCGCCCTCGTATGCGTAGCTGTGGGCAGGGTTCTCGATGCTGGTGATCGTGATCTTGAACGACATTTTCTTATCTCCTGTAAATGTAAATGAAACCTGGGGACGCAGGCTGTAAAACCTGCCGCACTCGGCCTAACCCCTCCGAGTTATGATCGCTTCGCGATCGCTATCCTGACCGCGTTGCGTGTTCTGTTGCTGTCCTCGAGCGACAGCAAGTAATCAGCTCGAACCGCCCCGCAATCGCCCAGTCTGTGCTGTTGCGCAAAGCTTTTACTACCGTGCTCGCAGTTACCTGACTTAACGCTATCCTCGAGCGTTACCCACGTCGTGCTAGCAAGCTTGAAGATCCTCGCGTTGATCTTAGCTATCCTTTTGCGAGTGATGACCGCTTCGCGAAGCAGCTTCGCGATCGCTTTTGCGCCGAGCAGCATTTGGTCTCGGGTCGGGTGAAAAGTCTCACCCGACCGTAGCTGCACAAGACAGATGCCGAGCTCGTCCAGAGACCATTGGTAGCCTCGAGGTGCTGCGAGGAACTTGCAAAGCCAGTAGGGATTGAGTTGGATCTCGAGCGTTGACGGGTGGTAGCACTTTGGCCACCTGTACGCAGCCGGATGATAGATCGGCTTGCCTGTTAGTGTTGTGTAGTGAAAGCTTCGTCCAATGCTTTTGTGCGTTTTAATTTGCGTTGTGTAATCGACTGGGCATCTGCCGTACTTGCTGAACAGTGCAGCGCGAAAGAACGAGTAGAGGCGGCTTTTGGTGGTTTTTGTGGCTTGTGCGTTCATTGTCTTGATCTCCTGTGTTGTTGTGTGTGAATTACAGAGGGGCAGGTCCGACAGTGGAAGTCTGCACTAGATCCCAGCCCTGGGTGGCTCCTTCGATATCCTCGAGTCGCATCCAACCGATCGACCGTGCATTACCGATGCAGGCTGCAGCGATCATGTACGACCGTCTCGAGGTGCCCTTAACGAATACTACGTTGTACCAATGATTCTTAGCCATTTTCGATCTCCTGTGAATGAAACTAAACCGGGGACGCGCCCGAAAGCGCCGCACTAGGCCTAACCCCTCCTAGTTAATCGCTCAACCTCTTTGCTGTAAGCTGCCGCAGCTTTTGACCGTGCGCTGAAGTACTGATATTCGAGCTCGTTGAAACCCTCCATAGGGTCAAAACCTAAGTCCGTGACGACAGCATATTTGCCGTTATCTCGGCAGTCATCCTGCATCTCTACTAACGCCACTCGAAAGGCTGGGTTGAACTTCAGAATCTTGTTGCCGTCGATGTCTTCCAGCTTGTCTTCCAGTCGCGATACGTGTTCCTTAGTTAACTCTTCCGACAAAGTCCGAAGGACGCATGGAACTGACGTTTCGTCACACTCCATGTCTTCGACTCGTCCAGATGTGAGGTCCATGAGCACTGCAATTTCTTCGATTGACAACTTATTGAATTTTTCCATTTTCTTACTCCTGTGATTGTTTCTGAACCTGGGGACGCCCCCGAAGGGGCCGCACTCGGCCTAACCCCACCGAGCCTAGCAGTCGATCCGCCTGTACTCGCGAGAATAGCCTTCCTCCGACACGTTCCAGAACAGATACTTGTCACCGTTGGCGGTCTTGCCGTGGAACGCCTGCTCAGACTCGATCCAGCAAATATTGTAGACAGTCGCGTGGACCGCCGCGCCGAAGGGACTTAGTCCAGCGATCAGCCGAACCTCCTCGATGGTGTTGGTTTTTGGCATTTGTTTTATCCTTCTTAGGTAATTTGAGAAACATTGGGAACGCTCCCTTGCGGGAGCCGCACTCGGCCTAATCCCCCCGAGCCTAGAACGGTGCTGGTGACTCGTTTTGAACCACTACTTGCTCGACAGCCGAGTTGTCGTACCACTGCTTGTTAAAAGCGTAACCAAGGCTCTTCTTGCCTTCCTTGATACCAAACTGGCGGTAGTCGCTGCAGAGCTCGATTGCTTTGGCGATCGCTGCGGCCAAGTCGTCGAAGCTTGCCACAACGCGTTCCTCTGCGTACTCGGAATCATCCTGAGTCACGACCGTGAACTTCTTGATCTCAACCAGCTTTCCGCCTGCCCAGTCGTAGAACTGAAAGTCTCGATACCCGTCGCAGTATTCGAACTTACCCACATCGCCGAGCGTGAAGCCAACCAGCACATACTGAGCGTAATCTGTACCCATCACATCCATACCAGACAAGTATTCAGCACCTTGGTATCGTTCCGACAAATATTTTCCAGCTGCCGCCAACGAGCTGAACGAGCTGACCGAGTTGCCATCAATGCCTTCGTACTTGACTTTGAACTTTTTGGCTGCCATTTTCTTAATCTCCTGTGTTTTTGACTGTTTTCGACTCAGCGTTTCCGCCGCCCCCCCGTGGGGACTTACATCTTATCGACCAGGGTCAACCGTGTCAAATAGGATATTATCGGAAATCTATTTGGCACACTATCCAGAAGTGTGTTTCACCAATGATTTGACAGGGTAAACGCGATGGAATATATTTTTGGAAGATTATTCGGGATGTGGCATCCCCAAGCGTCCAAGGCGAGAGCACAGACCAAGATGTCACCGTAGTCCACGCGGACTCGAGGAGTGATCGGTAAGCAGGCGGAAGCCTACACCACCGAGCGACGTGAGGGGGCGGCAATAGCCGGTTCGGGGCACTTGGAAGCGACATGCTAGCCAGGGCTGATGCAGCGTCGATAAACAAATGCGGTCATAGGAATCTTTGCGCTCAGAAAGGTACTTTACGATGGAACAGTCACTCAAATCTCAAGTGTTCCAAAGGCTCAGCCGTGACGGAAGGTGGTCGGAAGCGTCGCTGATCAAGGATCGCTTGATCCGCGAGGCGAGGCAACGAGGGATGGCGAGAGACGATGCCCACGAGGCAGCCTACCGGACGATCGACGCCATGTTTCCGCCGGCCGATCGTGCAACGCCAAGCAACGTAGCGAAGTCGACCTGCGAGGGGCGACCTGACGCAGTGCAAGCAGACGAGCTGCAGACCCTTCGAGTGAATACAGCCGAAGAGCTGGGGGACAACAACCAACAACCTCGAGAAGAGCACCTAGCGAGGCTGGGGGACAACCGATTTCTCGATGGTAGCCAACCTGCTGCGACGACGACCGGCGAGTCACGCGGGCGCGGCGAGTCGACGGTGGCAGGGCTCAGCGAAATCCCTTCAGAGTGGCCCCAGCTGCCTCCTAACGCAAGCCTAGGAGCCGAAGTGGCCTGGGTACTGGCTAACCGGATCCGCGTCATCCGTGAGGACAGCGACGGTGCGGTGGTCGACCTGTCGAAGGCCTTAACCCCGGCACCAAGCTATGCAGCGCTGGGCTGGCTCGAGACCAGTATCCGAGCCTTCGCTAAGTTCGTTGATGTGAGTGCCAGAGCTTCAGCCAGTGGGCAGGATGATGCAGACAAGATCAAGCGTGAACGCATAGCGATCGCTGAGATCCGCAGCCTGCTGGAGCAGATGCGTCAAGAGGCATAACGTCCACCACGGTGGACGAACGTCAGATACGGTATACCCGATGTGCCACACCTCGAGGCGTGCTGTTTTGTGTGGTTTTCCCTGTGTTTCTGTGTGCTGCGTGTGTGCCACCCTATTTGATACTGTTGTGGGGCTGTGGTGCGTAGCTTGGTGGCTGCAACGTGTGTGTGCTGTGTATTCGTTGGTGATCGATGCGATGCGAAGCGGCTGCAGCCAGGGCGGCGGCCTCGAGGCTGCGAAACGAAGGCGAAGCGGCAGTCGACCGGAAACCAACCCAGACCCCCCCGCCCCGCCACGGGACTCCATGACGATATCCACTTTTGGCGCTACCCATTTTTCTCTTGCGTCACAGGGGCTATCCTGATACTATAGTGTTTGGGGTGGTTGTGTGGACGGTAGCTGCACAGGGCGTTGAGTTGGCGGTTGGAGCGGAAGCTAATCATGATGATGTATCCGACTGATTGCTGAGGAGCCTTGCACGAAGGTGTTAAATCTGGGTTCGATTCCTAGTCGCTCCATTGTTTTCATTAAAGGGTTTTAACAGGAGATTGATGATGGGTGTTGTAATGTTTGCGAAGGTGAGGTGTTATCAGCATGGCTTTCATGTGCCACCAATCGATTACGCTTTGAATGTTGGTCAAGTCGTTGGTTTCTTTCAGCGAAGTTTCAAAGATGACGACGAAAAGATGGTGTCATTCGTCGCCCTCGAAACCGCGAGCCGAAACCAGCTTGCGATCGAAGGTACGCTTGACGATCTGTTTGCCGCGTTCAAGGACGCTGAGGCTAGCACGAAAAGAGCTTGGGTGCCTTATATCCAAGGTAAGTGACCGCCGGAAATCAATCCAGACCGGCCACACCTCTTCGGATATCGAGAATGTACCAGCGGAATAATTCCATGAAATAACTTGCGTTGACGGGTCAATGTGGTTATGCTCTATGGTACGACTGCCGCAGGGTCTTTAAGAATGATGGCCATCGACTACGCGAGTAAGATTGCAACTGAAAGCGAGACAGCATGTTATTGCGGAGTGGTTCACATCCATTCGCATGCAACTTGAAGATCCTGCGATTGGCACAAACGGTTTTGTTTTTTTACAAGGGGATTTGTTATGTCGTCAGAAATGAAGCTTACTCCGTTCGGGTTCTTTCTCGGTTTTCTAGTGACGAAAATGAACGTCAGTCCAGAGCAAGCTGTTGAGTTCTGGGATCTGCTTGGTGCGTTTGTGCTGGAGCGAGCTCAAGAGAACGATCCCGAGGCTAAACATGGTGCTTTGGTGTTCGATGGTGAGAACGGCGATGTTGTTGGTGTCGAGCCAGAGGAGGTGACATAATGTCAGGAGCTGAAATCATGAATTTGTCGAAAATAATCTCGAAGCTTGAAAAAAACGAAAGCGTCAAGTTCGTTGGTCAGGTAGATGCGATTCGTGTTGTGGTTAAAAAGGGCGACCATCCAAGAAACAACAAAACGATAGCGTTATCAATTCGCAGAAGCGACATCGAGCAATGTGCGATGGATGTTATCGAATTGGAAGTCGAGCGTGCTCTCGAAATGATTAGGACCAAACGCTAAAGCCGGTCCTGCGCAGCTCCATCGTGTACGCCGGATCCGTTTGGTCGATCGACTGATTTAACGCAACGACAACGAAAAGGTTGGTAAATGTCGGAAAAACGCAAACCGGAACTGGTTTTTGATGCCTACTATCAAGGCAATAATAGGAGTACTCGAAGCAAAGTCATTAAGGTTGAGCTGTTTCGCGCCGAGCAGTGGTCCGATCGAGCTGCTGCTTTTGGAGAGGGTAGATCAACAGGTTTGCGTTTTTGGGAGACTCGAGGCGATGTTTATCGTATCCGAGTGAACGGCAAGTGGTACAAGCCAAAAGGTCAGCAGCAAACGTTGACGATTTCGGAGTTCTTCTCGCTGTTTAGGCGATCAATTATTGCAGCTAGGACGAACGAGCGGAAAAAAGACCGTAAGTCAAAAAAGAGCTGACGCAGTGTCGGCAGATGTTTCGGTGTGTTTCACGATATTTTGGGAGGTTGGCAATGTTGGATATGAGATTGTGGTCGGAACGTGTTCACCAATGGGCGATCGATCGCAACTTGGTTGGTGGCTCAACACCGAAGGATCAGATATCGAAGCTCGAAGAAGAAGTAGATGAGCTTACCGAAGCGATCTATGCTGGCGACACAGCCGAGATCGTGGACGCGATTGGCGACATCCAGGTGGTTCTCGGAGTGATGTGCGCTCAAATGGGCCTCGACATCGATGCATGCAGGGAAGCAGCTTGGAACGAGATCAAGGACCGCACTGGCAAGATGGTTGATGGCGTATTCGTAAAGGACGCTTAGATGCCCAGGAAGCCCAAACCGGTTAAGCCTAAGAAGACGTGTGTCAAGTGCAACGAGTATTTTGCGGTTAACGACGAGAAGTATTGCAGCAGCTGCCGAGCGGAAGTTTTGAAAAAGATGAAGGACGAGGGCTACCTTGCAAGTCCTGTTATTCCTGTGGCGGTTAACCGAGAGAGGCGTGATCGTTCTCAAAGAAGCACAAACACTGTTGGTGGCACTTCGGAGATGAACCAAGACGGTGATGATTGGTAGCGAAGTTATTGCGGTTTAGCAATTAACAATAAGATTGGCATTTAAGGGAAGGTGTTTTGATGAGACAGGAAAAGATGGTTAGTAGGGATGAAGAGCATGACTTGATTGTGAAGCTCAAGGACAAGCTTCAAGAGGTTGGTTTTAACGCATCCAACTCAACGCTCGTGGCTGTGTCGTCCGACTACTCGTCAATCGCTTGGCAGGTCTTGCGTCATCAGCTCAGTTACGATGGCGAGGTTTGTGATGGCTTTACGGTGGATGTTCCTTACCCAGACCAGGAGTGGACCCGAGATACTTCAAACAAGATCCTGAACGCATGTTTGGGGGTCGAGTTCAAAAAGAACTTGATTTTGATTGAGGCCGGCGTGATTCGTGGAAGCAATTACAGAATGTTAAGTAAATTGCTTTCATTTCATTACCCAGATCAAAAGGTCGTCACAGCAACGCTGTTTGAAAACGTTCTGTCGGCGTTTAAGTCAGACTTCGTTGCCGAGTATTACGACGACATCGTGTCAGATTTGACGTTTTGGTGGGAAACCTACAACAACCATTGGAAGTAGTGCGAAAATTGCTTTTCGTTGACAATTCGTTTATGCTTGCGGCTGCTTTCATCGCGATTGAAGCGAGAATTTGCGTTAGCGACCTCTCTGGAGTAGCGTTAAATGGCAGCGTCGAAAACAAAGCGGGATGTCATTGAGCACGTTGGTCGGAATAGCACGGTAGTCACGTTTGACGATATTTCTGAAGGATGGGAGAAGTGGCTTCTTCTTCGAACGGACGCACACCACGACAACCCGAAGTGCGATCAGGCAATGGAAAAGAAGCACTTAGATCAGGCAATGGAGTACGACGCCTTGATCATCGACAATGGCGACTTGTTTTGCGCGATGCAGGGCAAATGGGACAAGCGAAGTTCCAAAGATGCGATTCGCCCCGAGCACCAGCGTGGTGACTATCTGGATTCGTTGGTGAATACGGCAGCTGATTTTTACAAGCCGTACGCTAAAAACTGGCTTTTGTTCGGTCGTGGCAATCACGAAACTGCAATTCGCAAGTCGCACGAAACCGACCTCACCGACAGGCTAGTTGATCGCATGAGGCAATATGGCTCACCAGCTTTGGGTGGAGGCTACGGAGGCTATGTTCGTTTTCAGTTTACTATTCACAAGTCAACCAGGACAAGTCGTGTCTTGCACCACTTCCACGGAGCGGGAGGTGGTGGTCCCGTTACGCGAGGTGTGATCCAAACAAACCGAATGGCCGTCGTCCACCCAGACGCTGACATTATCTTCACTGGCCATACACACGACGATTGGTACGTTCCTATCCAAAGGCAAAGAGTTAACGACTCAGGAAGGATTTACCAAGACACGCAGCACCACATTCGAGCAGCTGGCTACAAAGACGCTTGGGAGGATGGAAACTGTGGCTGGGAAGTTGAGCGAATGATGATGCCAAAGCCCAAAAGTGCAGTTTGGCTGCGTTTTTATTACGAGGCGAGAGGAATAAAAATCGAACTACAGAGGGCAATATGAGCTTGCGATCGCTGTCGCATAGACTGCGGAAGCGATTTCCCAACGTCCTTGTTAAGGTTCGTCGCGTCAAGATTACGGACAGCGTGTTCGCCACCACCGAATACGTTGACACCGAGACAGGCTTTTTGATTTTAATCGACAGAGAGCTGCGAGAAGACTTTGCTGCTTTCATTCTGGCACACGAGTTTGCCCACGTTGTCGATCGCTGCCACACAAAAAAGGATGTGCATGGGCCAACATTCTGGCAAGCCTACCAAGATTGTTTTCAGGTTTATATTGACTGGTGCCGAGAATAGTCCTCTTGCGTCGGCGGGGCAATGCTGTACAATTTTCGAAATGGATCGTTGGCGTGTGTGAAACGCGGCATAACGGCAATGCCAAATCTCGCAATCGCATCGGAGCTGTAGGACACGACGCAGCAATGAGCGGTGCCATCGTGAAGCGAGAGTGATCAGGTTCAAATCCTGAACGATCCATTGAGTTTACTTATCAAAAGGAGATTTAGCATGGCAATTGAACTCGACAAGCAGTACAAGACGCGCGGCGGACGCGATGTCAGGATTTACGCAGTGGATGGAGGTGGTGGTTATCCTGTTCATGGCTCTTATAACATTGGTGCTGGTTGGCAAACTGCTGCATGGACAACTGAAGGGTTTTTTGCAAATGTTCATGAACTTGACCTCGTTGCAGTCAAGCCACGGATCCAGCGTACTTATTGGGTAAACATTTACCCAAAGAAGGACGTTGAGAATTTTTGGGATAACGAACGGATGGCTAAAGAAGCAGCGACCTTGGGAAGTGCGCTCGCTCGCGTCAAAATCGACATCGACGTTGAAGAGGGCCATGGGTTAGAATGACTGAACAGCATCGTTTGCCGAGGGCTTATTAAATATCGGCTGCACACGCACCAATGTTCCAAGGCTGGCGAGTTGGTTTCCAAAACCGACTGGCAGGGTTCGATTCCCTGGGGGCGTGCTGGTTTGTTTCGATACTTTTTCGCGGAGCGATAAGATGAAAAGTTTTGTACTGGCGATGTTCATCGGTTTACTCGGTAGTAAATCTACCTGTTTCGGTGATTGCCCGAATGGCACATGCCCACGTCCCGTCAAGGAAGTGGTTCAGAAGGCCGCTGTTGTTGTCGTAACTCCAGTGAAGCATGTTGTTAATACAACAACGAAGGCTGTTGACATCGTGTCAACCCAACGCCCTGTACGACGTTTCTTCCGAAAGCTGCGTTGCCGATAATGCACGAGCCTAATGTTCAATGGCTGTTTGATCAAATGCGCAACGCCACCAATGTTGGTGCGTTGCTGACCATCCAAACGATCATCAAGCTTGAATTCGAGTCGAAAGAAGCCTACACCAAAGATGCAGAGTTGATGCAACAACTGCGCGACTGCTGGAAGAACCAGAACGCTCGCTTGGCCGAAGAAGCGATCTCGCAAGAGAAGTATGGCGAAGCTCGGGATGATTCCAAAGAAAGGTTTTCTGTTTAATGAATGCGCACGACATTACCAATTTGATTGTGCAGAAGTTTGGCGGGAATCGGGTCAAGTTTGACGTGGTTGAGAAGCAGTATGTTGACTTTGTTTTAGGACACAACCCCTACCAATGCGGATTTAACTTTAAGCTACAGAGGGTTCTAGTTCTTCGGTCGTGAGGCGCAATTGGTTCGAAAACGATGCGCAAATGAGCGCAAGCGACTTGCTGACAGCGCTTCATGCTTTGATGGCCGTGCCTAAGGACGACTTGCTTCATGTGGTTACGGAATAGAAAGTTGCTATGGACGCGATCAATAAGGCAATTAAGTAACATGGTGACACTCGAAGACTTGCGAAACTTCCAGACCGAGCTAGAAGCTGAGTTCGGATCTGGAACGACAGTGGCTTACGCAAACGTCTGCATGGGGCAATTGTCGACGGCTAGGTGGTTCGGCGGGGCTAGCGTGGCAGGCCACTTATGCGTTTACAACCCTGCCGATGATTCGCTTATTCGCGAAGATGTGGTCAAATGGGTGGTGGATCGAAAGAACACACTCAAAGACGAAGAAAGACACGTTCCATGCCAGCAGTTGCTACCATTCGACAAATCGCTTACCAAGCCTTCCTGATCTGCCTAAACGATCGTGAGCTATTTAGTAAGCTAGTTCGTGCAGATATTATTGAACTTGGTTACAGTAAGATCATTGTGTCGCTAGTGAATCGAATGGCTTTGATGCTGTTCGATCACTGGATGACCAATGGTGTTGAAGCAAATTACCTTCCAGCAGAATTTCTGGAACTTTACTCAGCCGCTTTCCAGGATGATTGACACCTTGTCAGTAGAAACAACAGATATTGATGAACTTGCGGAGTGGCACCGGAACAAAGCCAAAGCAATAAGAGGTCTCCTGCGTCGGTGCGACCTGGGGGAAAAAGAACTGGAGGCTTATGACTTCCATTCTGACGCTGCCAAACTGGTTGAGTCGTTCTCTTGCATCTACCAGCAACGCAGGCTCGCTGAAGCCCAACGTAACGTGCTTGAGAGGGCGATCGTCTCGTTCGAACAGACGGCAAAAATTTTGCTGATTGATTCGAAGGACTTAAAAAAGTTCGTCACTGATCTGTAGTGACACTTGCCAGCCAAGATCAACTTGGCTAAGATTTAGGTGCTGAGTGGAATCAGCATGTAAGAGCAGAATATAGATCATCAATACTCGCCTTCGGGCGTGTCTATGTGCTTGCTCTTGCACAACCGCTCACCCCCCGATTCCACACCTGGGGGTTAGCACGTATTTGGGGCATGAGTGTAATGACGGGCAACCGTCGCTTATGCCAGCAATCGTTTGAGCTAATTGCCCAATCTGTGGAAGACCGCCAATGTGCATGGGAACGAGTCTGGGAAGCGCCCTGTGGCGTGGATCTTGCTCCTAACCTCAAGGGTCGTACAGGAGCAACAGGCTGACGGTGGGTGGACGCGAGCAAAAGGGAACGGTGATCTGTCTTGTCTACCTTGGTAGACAAGACTTTAAGCGGCGCAGGCCGATCACTCTTACCAGAGCTAAATAAACCCGTTGGTCAGTACCAGGAAGAAAATTCCTGGTTTTCGGCAAGTAGCGAGATTGCTTATCCTTATATGGGCCTGGGGTGCGCAAAAAACGCACTAACACGTCGCGGGCTCTTCGACACGCTGTCGGTAGCGAATAACCGAGCTGACTGACACGCCAAGAGCTTGTGCGATCTCCTTGTTGGTTAACCCCTTTTCTCGAAGCTTAGCTACTCGCTTAAGATCGACTCCTGGCTTGATCGCGCCGAGCTTCCTTCCTGTGTAAACACCACGTTCCTTCGCTGCTGCGACACCGGCTGCTTGACGCTCCTTGCGGTTAACTTGCTCGAGTTCTGCTACAGCGAAGAGGACTGACGCAATCATCTTCCCAATAGCACCATTAAAGTCGATCTGCTGGGAAACTGATACGACCCGAACGCCGTGTTCACACCAAGTGCATAGCGTCTGAACGCCATCCTTAATTGATCGAGAAATCCTATCCATTTTGTAAACTACAATAGTTCCGATACCTCCTGCAAATACGTCTTTCTGGAGCTGCTCAAACTCTGGCCTGTCAAGGTTGTCTCCTGACTTACGATCGGAGTACCAAAGAACGTTAGCGGTGTTGAATCCATTTCCGATAAGCCACTTATTGATCTCTCGCCTTTGTCCTTGTTCGTTTTGTGAATCGGTACTGACGCGAACGTAAACTGCTGTTAAAGTCATAGAAAATCTCCTTTGATTAAACATGTTTCCAACTGTGACGATTGACGATTGACCAGATTCGGGTCATTGAAACAGAAAACTTCTTTGCGATGTTCACTGGTTTTTCTCCGGCTTCGTGTTGATTTCGAATTTCGATAATGTCAGCTTCTTTCAGTACTGACCTCCCATGTGTTTCTCCACGGCATCCCGTATCATGCAAAACCTTGTCGCTCTGGTTTTCAACAGCTGTGCCCCAACACAAATTGTCAAGATTATTATTTGAGCGGCAACCATCTAAATGGCGACACTGATGACTGTTAGGCTTTGGTCCAACGTAAGTCTCAAGTACTAAGGAGTGGATGTAGGCTTGTCTTAACCCATTGTCGTTTTTGATTTTTACGCACAAGTATCCTCTTTTGTTCAAAGGCGATACTGGTTTAGCTTTGCTCCAAGGTCTTGGCCCATGCTTTCCACGCACTGAAAGAACAGCTCCATTTTTGCTGATTGAGTAATCTGGAAAATTAGGAATTACTCGAAACCCGTCAGGTGGGTTAAAATCTACTTTAAGCATCGTCTTGCTCCTTACGGCGAGATTGGTGTTCAAAAGCCTTCGTAGTTCACTACAACTGCGAGGGCTTTGTTTATTACATACTCGATTGTACCGCTAGCATCAATTAGAGTCAACAGCGGTCAATCCTAAATGACTAGTTTTGCGTAATTGGGTCAATCTGCTACACTGATGTGATGTCATTCAAAAGGAAAGCAGCATGAAAGCCATCAAAATCGAGCCAGGAACTAAGTATGGCGACCTCATGGTTGTCAAAGAGGTCGAGTCTGACGGCAAGCGCAAGTTCCTTTGCAAATGCCAGTGTGGGAACGTGGCTAGCGTTCGCTTAGATCACCTTCGAAGTGGTCACACCTCCAGTTGTGGCGAGTGTGGCGTTGAACATGGTGGCAAGCGAATGACGATCGTTCAGTGGGCTGAGGCAAACGGGATCAAAGAATCGACTCTTCGGGCAAGACTCAAGAAAATGGACATGAGGGAGGCGTTGTTACGTCGTGGTTGAGATTAAAGAGGGGTCAGAACTAGACCGCGTTATTGCTGAATCGATAAGATTAGTAATCGCCCATCGGGTTCTTGGTTATAATAACATGGAGTTTTGGTCTGATCCGCGATCTCCAAGCGAGGTTCCAAGAACATTCAAACCAAGTACGAATTTGAACAATGCTTTTTATGCTGCGGAAGTGATAGGAGTGTTCAATAACTACCGTATGCTCCGCAAAAACAGACTTCAATGGGAAGTCATTGAAATTGGTGAAAGCCTAGACCGTATCATCTCTTCTGGAGAGACTCCGGCGTTGGCGATATGTGCAGCTGTATTGGATATGGGTGAAGCAAATGTCCGAAAATAAAATGCTACCTTGCCCATTCTGTGGATCGGAAGCAGAGATGTGGGAAGGCGACATATTGTGTAAAAAGGAAGGTTGCTTTGTGTCGGCAGGAACTTCCTACTACTACGAAGAGGAAAAGGACTTGCTTGCGGCATGGAACAGGCGTCCTTTAGTCGACGCAATGTCAGTCGTAAAAGCCATGCAATTAGAGCCACCTAACGTGCATTTTATGGATGGGAACTCACTGAGCGGCCATGAAGCTTGGGATGTGTGTTTACGAACGGTCTTACAAAGACTGCAATCCACTTGACTCCGATAGCAAACATAGTGTATAGTTTAAGAGCCTTTGTCGGGCAAATCTCCTGTGAGGTCACGCAGCGTCCTGCAAAAACGTTGCGTGACCTTTCTTCATTTACAAGGAGCTGACATGGAGTCGCCGTTCTACGACCTTGTCCCAAAAGACCTCATTGAGAACCTCGAGTGGCGAATTCGATGTCGAGAACGAGCGTTGGTCGACGAGCGATTCAAGACAGCTCTGGTCCAAGCTTGCGAGAGGGATGTTCTCTTCTTCTTTGCATTCGCTTTGTGGGTGCATGAGCCTCGCGCCAAAATCAAGATGCGTCCATTCATCCCTTGGGATCACCAAGAAAAAGTGATCGTGGCGATCGATGATGCGATCTCGGAAGCCATGGAGTTTGAGCAGCCGGTGTCGGTGACTATCAAGAAAAGCCGAGCACAAGGCGGGACGTACGTCTACCTTGGCGTGCAGATCAAGCGAGCGTTGTACGAGCAAGGATTCTCGTCAGGACTGGTCACGCGGAACGAGAAGATGATGGATTCCAAGGATCCGTCTGCTGTAATGAACAAGCTCTCAGCGATGCTCGACAAGCTTCCGGTTTGGATGTTGGATGGGTACGACCGAAACATCAGCGATCATACGATCAGGATCCCAGACACAGGGGCTGTGTGGATTGGGTTTGCTGCGACGGCCGACGTGGCGCGGGGTGGTAGAACAACGATGTTCGCGTTCGACGAAGTGGGTTCGGAAGAGTTCATCTCGGGTGGCATCGACTACAAAATTATGAGCTCGGTCGCCCACGTCACTAACTGCGCCGTTCTCTGCTCGACCTTCGGTGCTGACTCTGGTGTGTTCTACGACTCCGCAATGGACCCAGACAACCACCGCGTCTACTCCCTCGACTGGAAACACAACCCAGAGCACGCAAAGCTGTCTTACGTCAAGCAGGATGGCTTAGTGAAGGCGATCAAGCCAGCTGACCAAGCAGAAGTCGACAAGTACATTGCTTCCCATGAACGTGAGATGCGAGCCATTGAGCGACGTGGTCATAAAATCGAAGGCAAGGTCAGGTCACCCTGGTACGACTCGCATTGCCTCATTCCAGGGGCCACGCCGCGTTACATTGCCCGTGAACTTGACATGGATGCAAAGGGCTCAGCTGGCAAGGTCTTTTCGACTGAGCTGCTCGATCGCGTCAAGATTACCCATGGCAAGAAACCAGTGTGGCGGGGGGTTCCTGTGTTTGACGAGGAGACCCTGGAGCTGAAAGGGCTCATTCCTCGTGGAGACGGTCCTCTGTCGCTCTGGTTTAAGCCAGGAATCGACAATAGCCCTCCGCTTGGTCCTTTCACGATCGCTTGCGACATCGCGTCAGGAGGAGTTAGCGAATACTCCTCCAACTCGGTCGCGTCAGGGATCGACAACCGCACGGGAGAGCAAGTGCTTGAATACGTGATCAAAGGTCTTGAGCCTCGTCCGTTTGCACGACGTGTCGTTGGCCTGAGCCTTTGGATGAGGAAGGCACTGCTTGGCTGGGAGGATTCGGGTGTTTCAGGTGGCTTTGCTAAAGAAGTCATGGAAGTGCTTTATTATGGCAATGTTTTTTTTCGGGACGTGTTGCAGCTAGGGTCTCAAAAGAAAAGTCGGAAGCCTGGGTTTCCTTGCCGAGACTCTGACAAGGCCGATATGTTTGAGATGTTTGCCCTGGCGATGGAGCAGGGAAAGTACACACCTCGATCGGAAGAAATGATCATCGAGTGCGGGGAATATGAATGGGACGGGGCTAAGATTGTCCATGCTCCGACTAAGAATAAAGGAGCTCCAGAGAAGAATCACGGTGACCGTGCAGTGGCAGCAGCTGGTGCGTGGCTCGTGTTTGATAACGAAAACGCTTCCGACAAAGTTGACAGCAATGAAGAAAATGGTCAGAATGCTGAATACGGAAGCTTTTTGTGGCGAGAGCGACAGGAGCGGAAAAGCCTTAATTCAGGCAGTCCCAGGTACGGTATTCGTGATGTCATGGGATATTAGGAACGCCTTTACGATTTAAGATAAATCAAAAGGATTGAGTTTTATGCACGATGTCAGCTTGTTAGTCGAAAAACTCGAGATGGCTATTTGCAAAATAACAGATCAGGCAAAGTCAGAGCAGGTCGGCTTGAATGCTCTTCAGAAAGCCCAGGCTGTTCAGTGTTTGTCTCAGTCGAGATTCAACAAGTGCGGAAAATCAGACAATCTTGAAATGCAAGGCAAGTTGGTTTCTGCGGTGATTAAGCTAACCGAAATGGCCGCAGCCGCTCCTGCCTCGCCGACTCAGCAGCAATTTAGCCAAGCAGCACAGTGCTTGTCTCACTCAGACATGACAATGTTTGACAACAAGCCGACTCCAGCAAAAAAATCCAACTGACGCCGTGTCCGTTAGGTAAACATGGAAGACTGGAGATAAAACCCAGTCGGAAGTAAACCGGAAAACTCCGTACTACTCCGACTGTGGATGATTGATCTAAAAGACGACGAAAAACGAGGTAGGTTTCTTAAGGCCATACGCTCTTCGCGAACCGCGATGGAGCCCTTTCGTCGGGTTCGCAAAGAACTTATCAAGGATTACGTTGGATCCTGGTACGCCGAGTCTGGGGCTGAATCAAAAACTCTAGTCAACCTCATCAACCAAACCGCCCGTATCTACACGGTGTCTCTCGCGGCGAACAACCCGCAGGTTTTGGTTTCGACTCCCAAAATGGACATGGAGCCATTTGCGAGACGCTTTGAGATCAACCTGAATAAACTCATTAGCGACATGGCGCTCGACAAGACGTTTCGAGCGATCGTCATGGATGCGTTTTTCGGCATTGGCTGTGGCGTTGTCATGATGCGCGACACAGACACGCGGTTCCATGGATTGCTTGAGTCAGAAGAGGACGTATGGCTTGATCCAGGTGAGCCTTGGTTCAATCGCGTCTCGCTTGACGACCTAATATTGGATATGCCAGCTAAAGAGCTGACAAAAATGCGGTATTGCGGTCATCGGTATCGCGCTGACTACGAAAAGGTCATGGATGAGCCTGGGTACAACAAAAAGGTCAAGGATAAGCTCCAGCCAACTGGCCGTCGCCACCAAGACTCCGTAGGTGCAGCTCGCGACATCGCGTCAGAGTGGGGAAGTGCCGAAGACGATGATCTTAAAGATATGATTTGGCTCATGGATGTGTGGGTCGCTGAAAACAACTCGATTGTTACCATGGCTTGCGACCAGCACGACCTGCCTCCATTGATTGAGCGAGAGTGGATCGGCTCTCAAGCAGGGCCGTATAAGTTTCTTTCGTTCGGTGACACGCCTGACAATGTCATGCCGACATCGCCAGCTATCAATCTTAAGGGCATGCACGATCTTCAGAACCGTCTACATAGACGCATGGAAGACGACTCTGATGCTCACCGCGTTGTGAACGTCTACCCGCCTGGGATGGAAGATCAAGCTGAGCGATTGAGGACTGCTGAGCGTAACGGATGGTATCAAGCTCGCAGCCCAGAAATGATCAAGCAGTTTGAATCTGGTGGTGTTGATCAGCGAGACATGGCTCTTGCTACGTTCTTACAAGGTGAGTACGACCGATTCGCTGGCAACTTGCAAGCGATGGGTGGCTTAGGGCAGCAAGCGACCACGCTAGGTCAAGAAGAACTAATTCACGGCAACGTCTCTAAGAATGTTGCCGATATGCGAATGTCTATGGTGTCTTTTGCTTCAGACACCATTTTGGATCTTGGGCGATTGATGTGGAATGATGTAAATCTTGAGCTGCAAACGTCAATGCCGCTGGGCGATACAGGAATTACTGTCGGATCCAACTGGACTCCTGATAATCGCCAAGGGAAATTTGAAGACTACGAGTTCAAGGTCGAGCCATACTCAATGGTGTTCAAAACACCAGAGCAAAAGCTTCAAGAGCTGTTCCAGGTGTTGCGAGAGATTGCTCCGCTCTGGCCAATGTTCCAGGAGTCGGGAGCCTCGATCAATGCCGAAGCTATCGTCGATGAAATTGCTCGACTAAAAAATCGCCCTGAGTTCAAGCGTTTTATTACGTTTGCCAGTCCATCCATGGGGCTTAATGGCGACGAGAACACAATCAGGTCGCCATCCACAACGACCAGAGAGACGATCCGCAAGAACGTGCCGTCTGGCGGTACGCCTGAAGCTCGTAACAACGCACTTATTCAAACGTTGATGGGTGGAAGTCCGCAAGTAAATAGCCAGCAGTCCGAGATGTTGCAAAGGGGTCCAGCGTAATGAGTGGTGTTTTACGAAAGTACCGAGGCAAGGTTGTTACGCAAGAGGAGCTTGATGTCCTTGTGCCTAACAAACCCAACTGGCTTGAAAAGCCGCCTATGGCTTCAAACACATACACAGAGCATGACCCTTTGGTTTCCGAGGGTTGCGGCGTCATGAAGTCGCAAGTCAAAGAAACTCGCGACCTAGTCAAGTATCACGGAATACAAGGAGCTGCTGTACTGGACAGCGGCCAAGTTCAATTCACAAGTCGTCGCGCAAGAAAAGACTTTCTTCGCATGCGAGGATTTGTAGACAACGATGGTTCGTACGGAGATTAGTATGCCTGAAACAATCGAATTAAACGAAGACATGACCAGCGAAGACATCAAGTCGTTTGCTGAGAGCATTGTTGAAGAAGTTCAGCAAGAGCGACAAGGTGAAAGCAAGTCAGACGCAGAGATTGTAACTGACGTTGCTTCAGTAGAAAAACCAAGTGCTGAGGAAAAGTCCAGCACAAAGACCGCTGAGGTTGAAGACCTTGGTGAGAAGACCGGCAGTAAATCGAAAGCCCCTAAGTGGCTTAGTGATGATGTGATTGCCGAGGCAACCGCGTATGGCATTGATGAGGAAGACTTGTCTGATTTTGCCAGCCGCGAGGAGTTGGAAAAGGTATTTCGAATCTTTGACAAAAGGGCACTTGATGTCGGCCGCAAGGCAATGGCTGATGGTGACGAAGGGAAAGCTCGCAATGAGAAAGGCCGCTTTGTCAAGAGCGAAGATACTAAAGAGGATGACGAGCCGAGCGAGTCTCGAAAGAGAAGCGATCGGTACGAGATTACTTTGAGCAAAGATCTTTACGATGACGAGATTGTAGACGAGTTCGCAAGAATGCGTGACTACTACGAATCTCGGATGGAAAAGCTCGAGTCGCACTTCACTGTCTCCAGCGCAAAGTCAGAAGAAGAGCGTTTTGATAACTTTGTTGACTCTTTAGGTCATGCCGAACTGTTTGGCAAGACTGGCAAAGAGTCCGAAAAAGAGCTTCAGCGTCGTACAGACCTTCATGTGGCCGTTAAGGCACAAATGATTGGCTTGGAGCAGTTGGGTCGTCCTGTGGAGTTCAGCGATAAATTAGTGGACCGAGTGGCTCACATGTTGTTCGCTGAGGAACTTAGCAAAAAGCGTCTTAAACAACAAACTCAAAAGGTCTTTAAGCAGAACCAGCTTCGCCAAGGCGGAAGTCCTATCAAGCCACAGCCTGTTAGTGACAACCCCCGTGACGAATTTGACCGCCTGTACAAAGAGCTTGAGCGGTCTTAATAAAGGAAGAAGAAAATGGCTTTAGGTATTGAGCAGATTGATGATTTCGTAAACAGTATTCAGCAAAAGTTTGCTGGTGAGGAAGCTCTTGCAGCGCAGGACTTGTCCTTGACGCTGCAAGATTACAAGTACGCTTCGCGTCTATTCAGTGGAAATCTGAAGAAGGACACGATGAGTACGTCGCAGTGCAAGTGGAAGGTCAAGGTTGATACCAATGACAACTTTCAAACGGTCGGACTGTACCATCGTGATTCCTCAACTCGCGTCAACACGCTGAGTGAAGGCGCTTTGAAGTGGGCGTTGACTACCAACAACTACCACTACGACATCGACGAAGAGATCTTCCGAACAGGTGGACGCCAGATCTACGATTACATCGAAGGTTTGGAGCAAGACCTCATGACCTCGTTCTACACGGGCATGGAAGATTTGGTGTTTGGCCCTGGCCCAACTGGACCTACCCAGTCGCCGTTCTCGGTTGCTTCGTTGCTGTGGTGGATCACCTCCACGAGCGACAGTGTCACCGAAAACAACGCTCTGGAAGGCTTTAACGGCTTCGAGCCTGTTGGTTGGGGAGCGAACGGTGTTGGGGGTATCTCTTGCACGACCTACCCACAATGGCGTAACCGAACCTTCCCTTACACCTCGGTGACACGAAGTGATTTTGTCGAGAAGACCATTGTGTCGATGGATCTTTGCTCGTTTACCCCTCCTGTTCAGCGACCTGACATCGTTGATCAGAAGAAGAACGACTGGGAGCTGCTCACTACACACAGTGTTCTCTCTGCTGGGCGACGCATGTTGCAACTGGGCAACGACAACATTGGTGATGACATGGCCGCTCGAAGCGGCACGGTCTACCTCCGTGGTGTTCCGTTGACCTGGGTTCCAGCTTGGACTAACCAGTCGAGCGTCAATGCTCGTACGGACGGTATCGTCCTTGGCGTTAACTGGAACACTTTCAAGGCTTACTACGCAGCTGGTCGGCAAATGCGGAAACGAAAGGCATTCCAGCACCCAGAAATGAGTAACGTTCGCGTTCGCGCAATGGACGACTCGCTTCAAATGGTTTGCTTCAATCGCCGAGCCAACTTCCGTGGCTACTGCACCCAGACTGTAACTGAGTCTGCATAAGCGAGCTGACCTAGAGTCAGTGGCTTTTTAGTAAACGTCTTTGGCTGGCAGACGTAAAATTCGCCAGCCAATTTTTTGTATGGGAAAACGCCCACCCAAGGCTGGGATACTCCTAAAACTTCCTTGAAAGGAAACTGTAAGATGGACACGCATTTTGAAGAACTATCGACCCGAATGTTTTCGCCCCGCTTGTGGAAAGGGTTTGGCTCTCCAACAAGCATGAATCCTACTGGAAGTTCGTTCCAGACTCCAAGCGGTAATTCTGCTTTTGGGTTCTTTGACGACTTCATGACGTTCAATGCAACGTCGCTCGTTGGCCCGTGGATGAACTTGCTCACGACTGGTTGTACGGCTGCTCTGGCTGCTGATACGGCGACCGAAAAGGGAGTTTTGGCGTTGGCAGTGGATGGTAATGCCGCAAACGATGAAGCGATCATTAAGTGGGGTGGATTGGCAAGTGCGCCGTTCTTCCTTGCAAACAGCGATTTGGCTTTCGAGTGTCGGTTGTCTGTTTCGGCGATCACAGCTGCCAAGTGGTCGTACGGTATTGGTCTTGGAGAGGCCAACATGATCGTGACTGATGGTTTGTTTGTGGACACAACGGGAGTCTTGGCAGACAGGAATTTTGTTGGGTTCAACCACCTTTCGGCTGAAGGGGCTGCGATTGATGCAGCTTATAAGGCTGATGGCCAGACGTACCAAGACGGTGCGACTAAGACAAAGCTGAACGCTTTGCACACTGCGGTAGCTTCTTCTTATGTCAAGCTCGGGTTCCGTTACCGTGCCGCTTCGAAGTCGTTGGAATTTTATGTCAACGGCAGACTTGCTGGATCCGCTTCGTCGCCAGCACGCTTGACATCTTCTGAGCTTGATGCGGCAACGTTCCCTGACGATGCGTTCCTCGCTCCGATCATCGGCATTAAGGACATTGCTGGTAATGCTGCGTTGACAATCAATATCGATTGGGTGGCTGGCGCTCAATACGAGTAAGCATCGCTCGTGTTTGCTTATGCTGGGGCGAGCATTCCCGCCCCAGCATTTGGCTTTAGCTTCTTTTCAGCTAACTTCTAGGGCAGGTCAATGCAAGATGATAAATGGATGTCCATTATGGATTGCGAATCAATCAGAGCTTTTGTTTGCAATTGCCACGTTCCAATCATTGTTTCTGGCACTGACGGCACGATCCATTGGGCCAACGACGAGTTCTGCGAATGGTCTGGCTACACCGTTCAGGAGCTACGGCAGGTTGGCTGGGTCAAGCTTTCGGCAGATGGCGACAGCATTCAATCGGATATGTCTCTCGCAAACGATCTCAACGGATACCGACTCACGTATAGCGTTCAAAAGCAGTATGTGCCAAAGAACGACAAGCCTCAGTGGGGGACGCTCACGGTCATGCGGTATCCTGCAAGCGGTCAAATACAGTATTGCTTTTGTACGTGGCATCCACATAAGAATGGGACGCAAGTAGCGTTCGACATGGCGATGAAAGAACTAGGAAAACTTACCATGCAGATCGAAGGAAATAGAATTGAGATCGCCAAGCTTAACGCTGCTACGACGGAGGATGTGTTTATGTCGTCAGGGGTAAAGTTGCTCAAAGCAAATCCCAAGGTAGCATGGGCTTTGTTTGTTATTGTGCTAGGCATCTTTGGGTTCAATAACATCCTGCAAATAGTCACCGGCCTTAACTTGTTGCCTCAGCACCAAAATCACATTAACGGTCCAGCAAAGTAGCAAACGGCTGGAAAGGTAGGTAGGTAAGTGCCACAGATCAATCCAACCGTCGTAGGTAAGCAGTTGATACTCAGCGCTGACGCCGCGTCAGCTCGGACTGTGCTTCAGCTTGGAAGCACCGACAGCCCCACTCTTGCTGGTTTGACGATCAATGGGAACTTGACTGCGACTGGAACGCTCACCTCGGCTAACGCTGCTTACCCGTTAGCTACTGTTAAAATCATGCAGGGCACAGGGACTGGTGTTTTTACAGGCAGCACTACGACACAGGGTATAAAGTTTCAAGAGACCGCTGGTGTAGATAGAGGATCGATTTACTGCGACGACTCTGGCGTAATGAATTTTCGATCTGTATTTGGTACTTACGTATCCATACACAATGCGATAACTATGCAAGTTGGCTCGTCTTCTTTTGGAGCCACTCTTTACATTGGCACTCCTGGATTGGTTGTTAGAAACCGAACAGACACAGCCTTTGGTCCAGTATCGTGCAGTAATTTAGTAGGTAGCGGGACGATCACGGCATCAGGCACAGGCACCCACACATTTGGCACGACAAATACGGTGACGATGGCAGCGGGGGTGTTAAAAACCATTGCTGGTACTAAATCAGCCCCATCTCTTCAGCTAGGCTACGCGGCAAGCAATACAGGTCTTTACGGTTCGGCAGGTGGCACAACTCCAGGACTTGGGCTTACGATTGGGGGCAATTCGTATTTTGTAACAGGGGACTCAAACACGGGGTTTTGCATCCATCCCGCGTGGGGATATTGCTGGGGCAATTCGCAAGCAGATAGCACGGTTGATACGCGATTAACAAGGGCATCTGCTGGTGTTGTTCAACTTGGAACCACAGCAGTTAATGCTCTTGGTTCTTTGCTACTCACTAACCTAACCGCTAGCGGGACTGTTCAGTTTGTTAATGCCAATCTGAATGAAACCAATGTGCAAGGATTACAAAACTTTACAGCCAGACTTAAAGGAAACGACACGTTAGAAGTGGCGATAACGTCCTCTGGCGTAGATGATGGTTGGCAACCTGCTTCGATGTTTCTTAATACAGAAGATGGGATAGGTTTAGCACACGGTTTAGGAAGGCTAGATATCGCAAATAACTTTGTATTTGTCGCTTCTAGTGGTAGAGAACTTGGTGTATCTCCTACTGGCTACCTCGTATCAAGTCCGACAGATTTCCGAACTGCTGCCCAGGCACAAAAAACAATCACTTCCGGCACACCAGCACCAAGCGGTGGTGTCGATGGCGACATTTATTTACGATACACATAGGAGTAATATATAATGCCAGACAACGTAGCATACACACCAGGATCGGGGGCGACGATTGCAGCCGATGAAATAAGCGGTGTGCTTTACCAACGGATCAAGCCGACTGTGGGTGACGATGGTGCAGCGGTTGACGTTAGCCATAGCAACCCAATGCCAGTGGTTGCAAATCAATCCGACGATTTACTTCGCATGCTTTCTCGGCTTGTAAAGCTAATGGAATCAAATGCTGTTGTCGATCAGCAACAGCGTCAACGAGTTACCATTGACGCAATTAGTGGTAGCCTCACCCTGGCAGCCGTGTCCTCGGTTTCCAATGTCGTAAGTAATGCTGGCATGGATAGAGAACAGTACATCAACATTGCCAAGAACACGTATGCCAATTCAATTCGATCAAAGCTGGAGTTTGTCTAATGCCTGCACTTAATAAAAACACATTGACGCAACAAGTTGATTTACCAACCTGGGAATGGACTCGTTTTGCTCCAGTGGTGTCGTCAGCAGTTTCTTCGTCCTGCTCCGCAGATAACGGCAAATTTATGCCTTCTGAGCATGGGCGATATATTTACTACATGATATCTGCTGTGAACTTCTGGCGATATGACACGTGGACAGACGTGTACCAGCAGTTGCAGTCACCTCCAATCGCACCACTTACGTTTAGCTCGATGAAGTTTGCAGGTGCGATTGGTCCAGAAGGGAAAGTCCTTTCTGCAACATCAACGACTCTTCAGCTTCCTGCAATCACACAAAACGCGATGGTAGGATATGACGTTGTTATTGTCAGCGGGACAGGTGCTGGACAGCGCCGAACAATCACAGCTTGTGCTGAACCTGTTGTCGCAAACAGCGGAGTTGCAACAGCAGTAGCCAATGCTCTTGGTGGCATTTCTATTACTGACACTCTCAAGTCTTTTAACGTAAACCAATACGAAGGGTACACGTTACGAGTCGCCAACACTCCAGCTGGCAATGCAGGGCAAATAAGAAGAATCCTAAGCAATACTGCGACGGTTTTGACTATTGCAGATACTACACAGATGAACAAGCCATGGAACAATCCAACGATTTTCAATCCGGCTATTTCAGCAACAGCAGGTGCCCAGACTTTTTACAGCATTGAAAGCCAAGTTGTAACGGTTGATTCGGCGTGGGTTGTTACCCCTGACTCAACGTCAGTGTTTCGCATTCAAAGCGGTATGGTGCTTGTTGGCAGTGGTTCATCTGGGTCTCCATTTTACACAATGCAGGCATACGACATACTCACCGACACGTGGTATATCCTGCCTTCCTACACGAACATGTTTGCTGCGGCACTTACAGACTTGTCGATTGAGCGAACAACCGAAAACTCGTGCATCTGGGAGCGTGGCATTGCGACAGGTGGCACAGCAACTACACTTGTTGACGCAACACATGGAGTTGATTCTGCTGCTTGGAAAACAAATGAGTGGGCTGGATACTACGTGTATGTTTATTCAGGTGCGGCAGAGGGGCTAATTCGAAAGATCGATAGCAACACCGAAACGACGCTAACCTGGACAGGAAATGCTTCGCCACACACCAACGCAACCAGTCGTTATTTAATACTAGGCTTTGATGCTGGAACCGCATCGTCTGGTGCTTCGACAACGATTACCGACTCCACAAAGGCATGGGAAGTAAACCGCTGGGTAAATTACAAGGTGTGTATTCTTTTCGGAACTGGTCGTGGGCAAAGTCGAGTCATTTCTAGCAATACGTCTACTGCTATTACTGTTCAGAACGCTTGGAGCGTCAGCCCAGACAGCACTTCTGTTTACGCAATTCAGAGTGATCCAGATAAGTTGTATTTAGTAAGCGGTGGCAATGCTGCATACTTAATGCACAACATGGATTCAAGCACACCAACCTTTGGTCGGCAAACAGATTGGGGTATTGCTAGTGGTGCATCGGCATCAGTAGCGGGATACCAGCCAGTAGCAATTGCTTCTGCGACATGGGCAGCAAACGTAGCAACTGTTACAACGGCACATCCTCACCAGTTTAAGGTTGGCGATTCAGTGACGGTGGCAGGTGTAACAACGGCAATAAGCCTCAACGGCACATTTTCCATTGCCACAGTTGCATCTGCTACCACCTTTGCTTACGCATTAACAGGTAGTGGTTCTCCAGCGGTAACGGCACAGTCCACGACAACGCTGATTGATGCCACAAAGAACTGGACGACTAACGAACATGCTGGTCGTTTGTGTTACATGAACACCGTAGCCATTACAGCTGCTTCTGGCGCAACCACAGGGCAGGTTGTCAGGATAGCCAGCAACACGGCAAATACGTTGACGTTTGCGGCAACCGTAACTGCTCCAGTTAGCGGCGTTAGTAGATACTCAATTGCAACAGGAAGTGCTATTAGCGCCTTGGATTCGGGAGTGGCAACAGGTACACAATCGACAACCACAATTCAAGACACATCAAAGTCTTGGGCGGTAAATATTTACGCAGGTCGTCGTGTGCGATTGTTGTCAGGGTCTGGATCACCAATCGAAGTTATTATCTCTAGCAACACATCCAACACCCTAACAGTTTCGACCATCACAACCCCAACAGCAGCCGCAACACAGTATGTGATTCTTGCTGCAAACGCAAAGGGTGTTGGAACAAGCGCAAACTGGGCTTTCGGCACATCGCTTGCGTCGTACCGTGGCAAATACATCTTTGTGACTCGTGGTGGAGGTCAATATGGATTTGAGCGTATTGATTTAACGACTGATCAAGTCAGTGTTATCAACACTCAGCCACTCAGCGAGACGCTGACGACAGGAACAATGACGGCATACGATGGGTTGGATTGCGTCTATTTCCACAAAGACAACACCCAACGAGTTATGTGCTTGAATGTCGTGACCGGAAGGATCAATGGAGGCAGTATGTACCCGTATGTTGCACCAACAGCAGTAATCGGAAATCGAATGGAAATCTTTACCACGAAAGACGGACTGAAGTACTTATGGCTTAATCGTGCTAGTAACGCTGAATGTTTCCGCTGTCTCTTGTATTGGTAATCAACATGCTATTAACATTATTGTCACCTGCACCGACTAGGTTCTATATTCGAGTAGGTGGAGTTTGGAAAGAGGCGGCGGTTTTTATTCGCGTTGGTGGAGTTTGGAAAGCTGCTTTACCAGCAATTAAAGTAACAGGAACTTGGAACACATAATTATGGCAACAAAAAAAGTAGTTTTTGAATTTCCCGCTGAAGCATGGGAAGGCATTGTCATGGCTCTCACTCAATACGAGTGGCCTGCAACAATTCCCAACCCTGCTTACAACGGCAGCGACCCAACTATCCCTCCGATGATCCCCAACACGGGTGATCGAGGAGAGGCAGCAACTAGACATATTCAGAAGTATGTTGAAGAACGATTTAAGCAATGGGCGATCCAAGAAAGAATGTCTGTTGTAAATCAGCAAGCACAAGCCGAGGTATCGGCAATAGCTTTGGCGGTTACATCAGCAACCCTAACTTCTGTTGTCGATGCATGATACTCTACGACTTCATCGGTCCCTGGCTGTATTGGCCTTTGGTGGTAATCGTCATTGCTGGTACAGTCACTTGGACATCAAATTGTATTTCAGTAACTTGGTCGGAAGGCTTGAAGCAGATTCAAGAGATCCGACGCAACATTAAATCGAAGGAAGACAGATGAACATTGCCGAACTATCCGACACCGAATTAAAGGCACTAGCTTTCGAGCAAATTTGTCAACGCGACCAAGCAGTGCAAAACCTGCAAGTGATTGTTGAGGAAATTACCAATCGCTCTAAGGCGAAGCAGGAAATCAAACCAGAAGCAGAGAAGTCGTAACTTAATTGGAACCGCAATGGCATCAATAACCTTGACAGTACTCGACACTCCAGGATTAACGCTATATGCGTTTCCAACAAACCAATCACTGGCGAGCTGGACGACGTATCGTGTGTTGATGACCGGATCGTCTGGCCGTTACACCTGTACCATTGACGATACGAACGGGATGGAGTGGGGGATCTATGTCGGGGCGTCAGCTCCAGCAACGTATGACCTTGCACGGTGGACCCAGCAGTATGGCGATATGGCTGGCGGTGGTGGCTCAGTTAACGTAACAGTTGAAGATCAAAGTATAACCTTGGGGTAGCTATGGCTCGCATCATTCGAAAAGTATTCAAGGTCGATAATGTTCCGACTGACGTAACGTCAGCAGTGCTGTCCGACCCCACCAATGCGTTTGGTGTAAAGCGGAACGACACCAATGCGGTTGTGGTTGCAAACAATACGGCAATGACTAGGGTGTCTGCTGGAACGTACGAGTACGAGTTTAGCGACATCACAGGCGTTTCTTACACAGCCTACGTCGAAATGGTGTACGCTGGATCAACGTACAACTTTGAGGTGGACTTTGCAGCTCGCACCAGCCCCAACAGTGGCACTGTTAGCTACTTGAGCTTGGTCGATCGCGTGGGCCGATACTTGTTTGGAGGTGACGCAGGTGCCTCGTATGCTGCCGATCAGTTGACAAAAATTGGTGACTGTATTCACGACGGCCTCTATCGTGTCTACTCAGCTCACGAGTGGTCGTTCTTTCGTCCGTTGGCAGACGTAACCACAACCGCTCCGTACGTCACAGGAATGATTACGATCGCAGCTGGTGTTGTCACGCTTACTGGAGGCACGTTTCCATCCTGGGCGGCTGACGGAATCTTAAGGGTGAACAACAGGTACTATTCGGTAGCAAGCAGGGGAAGTGGAACGCAAGTGACTCTTAACGACACCTCTGTGGCTGTAGCCAGTGCCTCAAGCTACAGCCTTGCTAGGCCAGAGATTGACATGCCGTCAGCGTTCGACTCCGTTTCGAACGACAGCGATTTGGCTTACTACCCAGGCGAAGAAAACTGGTATCCATCTGTACGCTGGCGACACGACTCGGCGATCCGTTCTCTGGAAGCTGGCTCGCCAGAGTTTAATCGGCCTGCGTTGTATTCCGTAAGGACAAAAGAGTTTGATCCGTCAGTTGGAAGCCGAAAGTCGCTCGCGTTCTATCCCGCTCCCGATGCTGCCTATGTGCTTCGAGTCCCAATGATTTTGCGGCCTGTCGACCTGGATGACTCTAATCCTTATCCGATTGGAGGGGAAATGCTGAGTCAGGTCATTCTGGAGGCTTGCTTGGCCGCTGCGGAGCATAATTACGAGGAAAGGGAGCATGTTCACGAGAAGCGATTCATGGAAATGATTGTTTTTGCGATCCAAAAAGACCAGGAGCGATCTAGCCCAACGAGCCTCGGTTCAGACTCCCCGAGGGGCGTTGGTGGTAAATTTGGCGTTTTCGACTATGATTATCGTTCTCGGGAACAACGACTTGGTAGGCTGATATTTGATGGAGACACGTTATGACAAATGCAAGATACAGTGCTTCGATTGAATCGGTGTCAGTCGGTACTGTCGCTGCGTCTAGCACGGCAATTAACTATGAAGACTCCAACTCTGGAATGGTCTATGTTCCAGTCGGGTCGACTATTACGACGCTTACGTGGCATGCCAGCACAAGCATCAACGGAGCTTACCTAGCAGCTGATGACGCTGCGGGTGCTGCTTTGGTGCAAACCGTAGCGGCTGGCCAAGCACATCCGATTCCTGCTGCATTAAGCGGGGCTCGTTTTATCAAAATTACCGGCGATGTTGCTGGTGTTGTCGGAATTACCATGAAAGATTGATTCTCGTTTTTTACTCAAAGGAAAAATTCATGTCTGCTCCTCATACTGTTTTGTTTGATATGCTTAGGGCTTTCTCTAGCGAAGGTCCAGGGGCCGTTTCTCTAACAGCCACTTCGGCTGGAGTTCAAATTCCAGACGAGCGGTTTATCATGCTCGTTAGGCCAACGTGGGGAGCGGTGGATAACATCCTTATCCTTCCTCCTGCGGTTCCAGGTCGGATCGTCATTGTTGCTGGTACTGCAACTGGTGGTGAGCTCCGAACAACCTCGCCAACAACTATTGGCATCAACGGAGGTACTGGGGCTCTCGCGGAATCGGCGATCGCTGCTAACATGATGGCGATCTTAATTTGCGAGTCGGCAACAAACTGGAAGGGTTTCACAATCGCTTCCAACGGAACCGTTACAACGCTCCAGGTTGCAGCACCGTAAGCGATGCTATGGCCGCAAACAAAGAAATACAATTCCCCTCGGGGGTTAATAGGCGACTGTCGTTCCGTCAGGGAGCGGGAAGTCGTGACAAGTATTTCAGTCCATGGGCAGTGAATGTTCGCACCGAGGATTTCCAAGGTCGGCTTCGCGGTGGTTCATGGGCTCAGGCGGGTGCGTCTTCAGTGCCAGCAACTCAAGCTCGATA